TCAAATCGGCATTACTCCAACCTTTATGATCCTTTTAGGCCGGAGCAGGACCGCTCTTACCTTCACAAAATTATTGTTATCCAACCAGTACCTCTCTTCGAAGCTCTTCACTACGTGCCCATGAACTTCATAGAGGTCCACATCCTCACCATACCATTGCTCTTGTACCACTCTTGCTTCTTCTAATGTACTGGTACAGAGCAAGGTACCGTTATAGGCTCGTAGTGGCGAGCCCGATTCTTGCACCCTAAACGGCATACTTCCTCCTTCACTTCTCCTTTACTCGTCTCCATGATTCAATCGGGTCCTTTACTACCAACCTGGCCCTCCCTGGGCACTGCTCGAAGAACTTTACTGCTTCTTCCAACCCGTCTTCAGCACCGTCTGTGAAATCTTTCACTTTCTGGACCCCGTCTTTAATGTAGAAAACCGACGCGACCACTTCCTCAATCCGGATTGGAGCGCATTCGGGGCATATCTCCGCCCAATCCGGAACCGGTTTTCCACATTTCTTACACTTCTTCATCTCCTCGCCCCCTTTCGTGGCTCAGATTCTTTTACCGGAGCCACAACGGTTTATTCATTTCCATACAATAGACTCTCTATTACCTCTAGTGTTCCAACGTCCACTTCAGAATCAGGTTTATCTTTCCAGTCGCATGTGAATTCACCCCATCTCTGATACATGTCTCCGATCTTGGTTCCAGGTAACACTCTCGCTTCTTCTTTCTTCCGCGGCCGCCCTCTTCTTTTTCCTTTAAGAGCCTCCATGATCAGCTTTCCTAACGGGTCTTTCATATCGATATTCAACTTCTCCTCTTCGGGTGCTTTTTCCGGCTTCATATTCAGTACTTCCAACGCGCCCCAGATACCGAAGTTCTGTATGAACTGCAGTCTCATCATCCGCTTCGTCCTTCCTCTGAACCGGATCTTCTGAACAGGACCTAGTGGCCACCTCGACTTGGAAGCCTTCGTTTCTAAGGCCTCCTCAATCAGGTCAGCAAGGTCAGGTTCCATTGTAGGTGTAGGTTCCGGCTCGACGATTACTTTGAATTCTCTGCCGTCTTTCTTTCGAATTAAGTATTCCTGGCGCTCCATCCTTCTTTCACCTCCTTTCTGGCCCTAGATTAGACCTCAATAGTCCTGGGCCAGTTTCAGTCCTCTTTAGACTTTAACCAATCCAGTCTCAGTTCATAGACTGTAGTATCATTCTCCACTAGACAAGAACCTCCGTGAATGAACACGATTTCTCCTTCCACCCCATTATAGTGGTCATCAGGGTGGCCTACAACAATAACCCTATCACCTACTTTAAAGCCTTCATTCATCTTCCTCCATCTCCTCCTCTTCTTCTATACCAGTCTCGATCCCGAACATTGACACAACCCAATCACGTGCTTCCAAGGACGCGCAGTCGAGATCACTAAGGCTCTTGACGCAAACTTTTGATGACTCAGTGGTTCTCTGATAGATCAGGTTGTCGATTACGAAACCCTTCTTACCGAAGAAGAGCCGCGCGCTGATTCGCTCCCCTCGTGTGGTCTCGACACCTATATCTACGGCGTGAGTACCCTCGAAGGGGCCATCACCCGCTTCTATGAACCTTAACATCATCTTCCTCCACCTCCTTTCTGGCCCTAGATTGGCCTGGATGGGCCTGGGCCAGTCGCAATCCCCTTTAACGGGTCATTCTTTGTTGGACCCCTTTACCTTTCCCCACCGGGGCCCGGGGTGGGGTTATTTGGCTCTAGTGTCTATCCAGATCTTGTTGACCTTGTCGTACTGGAAGCCGTGGGAGTTCTTGTAGGCGTTTAACTGGCAGGCAAACTCATGAGAGTTGCCTACCTTCCCCACTAGGTCAGGGTGGACCGCTGCGAAGATCATCTTAAACCCCACGGGGCGGAGTTGTCGGATGACCTCTCTGCCGTGCTCGCGCTCGATCTTAGCCAACAAGGCCCGCATGGCCGAAATGTGGCCTCCGCCTTGGCCTTGTTGCTGGTCGAGGGCCTGACTGATGAGTTCTTTCAGGTTTGACATCTTCTTCACCTCCTTCCTGCCCTGATTGGCCTAGACTGAGATCCAGGCCTGGGCTAGTCTGTCTCTTATCTGACTTCTTACTTTTATATTTATTTTTATTTAATTTAATTTAATTTAATTTTAATATATTTTCGCTTAGTACGCGTTAACCGAGCTGTTGGAAAAAGTCACGCTAAGGAACCAATACGCGTTAACCGATACGCGCTAAGAGAGCTGTTAGTCACGTTCGTGCATGAGCCTGTTACGCTCCATCAGCTAAGTCACGCCCAATAGTACGCTTATAAATAACAAATTGGTACGCTTAGAAACTACCAGTCACACAATTCCGTAACCAGGCAAAAAGCACGTTCACAATAAAATCAAGGGTTTGAGGTCGAATGGCGTCTATAAGGTTGGCCAACTTTTGAGTAGAAGCGGTTAAGCACGTAAAAATTCTATAAGGAGTAAGACTTGACATTGGGTATGAGTAAATGGAAAAGTGTGGTATGGTTGTAAAGGTAAAGAACGAAGATAGGTTCTTTGATTCTCTAGCTAAATACCTGTTCTTCAAGGAGTTAAAAAGGGCATATGAGATCAAGGTTGATGAAAAAGGACGTCCTATTACATTTATTACTAAAAGAGTCAAAGGTAGGCTTAGACACATTCCAATCCCGTTAGAAAGGTTAAGAGAGGAAAAGCTAAGTGATGCTGGTAAAAGATTGATTGAGATGAATACTATGAGATTGGTAGGACAAAGTGCTAAGATAAACGAGGGTGGGAAAAGCTTTCTCAGGATTGGAATGAAAGATTTAATAGGTGCGTTGAGTTATGAAGGAAAGATAGGGGCTAGGTTGAGTGAGGTCTGTAAAGCACCGGAAGCGATGGCGTGTGCTGCTAATATGATAGGACTGGATTCGTATGATGTGCGTAAGGTGGAATTAAAGAAGGGAGGTAATATAGATTTAGATGCCAAGATATGGAAAGGTGACGTTTCATTAGGTTTTGTAGGAAGTATTGAGAAGGAAAAAGATAAGTTGGTGATGTATCCTAGGAGGTTGGAGAAGGTTAGGGGTGGTGATGTGGATTGGGCTAAAAGAGTAGCACGGGTGTTTAAGAGGAGTGGAGTAGATGAGGTTAAGGTAGCTGCTAGGGGAAAGGCGGATCATGTGTTATTTAGCATGCTGGGGGCGGAGTTTGAGAATCCAAGAGAGGCGAAGTTATTCACTGCGCTGGCTGTTAGTAAGTTAAAGGGAATGAAATTAGCCCGTGAGTGGCAAGTAAAGAAAATCATGATAACTCTAGCGAAAGAACAAACGCAAAGTTTACCCAGGATTTTGGAAATATTTAGAGATACAATGTTCCCTAGAAGGCCGGGGTTCCCCACTACTGGAGAGGCGCCAGGTACTTATAAAGACTTCAAAAGGCTATTAGAGTTAATATTCGGCAAGGGAGTCAGTAAGTACAGAATCCCTATGAAGGGAAATAGGCTATTAGACCTTTTAGTGAGGAGTTAAGGTGTTAGAATTCATCCCGCTTAGAAACAAACAAGGTAAACTATTCTGGGTGCATGTGTCGGAATTCCAACCATGGAGAATCAAAGATCCCAAGACATTACGCCACATTTTGGATTTGTATTTCAGTTCCATCGCAGTGGATAAGCTAGGAAGGTCTATGCTTACCAGTGATGGTTATGCTTTTTTAAAAGAAACCCTGCCTAGTTATCTTTGGAACGAAATAAAGCGTAAGAGGTACAAAAACACTATTGAGATCTTTAGAGAAGCATCTCACTATCCAAAGGCTATAAATCAGGTCGCTAATGCAATGGGCGATGTTTCCTACTTATCTGACTTCGCGATTAGGAAGGACTACATATTTGCCGAAGGTGGGATGCGTAGGTTATATAAAGCAGGGATTAGAATCCCATTTGAACCTTTATCCCCAAAGTGGATGGTGAGTTCACAGGTCTCAAGAGTGCCAGTAGTCTTTGGACCTAGGATAGTTAGCAAAGATATATCAGGACAGCATCTACAAAAGATATATCACAATTTACTGGTTGAGAGTGGGCAGAAGGCTTTTATTGTCAGACCAGGTCCGAGTAGTTTTATCACATACGCAAAACTGGGTGCGAATTATCCAACTAAGAGCGGTAGGAAGTCGCTTGTAAAAGAGATGCAGAGATTAATCCCCTACATACGTAAGTCTGGGCAAGAAAGGGAAACTGATATGCTCATGCGTGTTTTAGAAAGATGGAGTGAAGGGGTGGATAATCTACAAAAGCTATATAGGGACACTTTGGAGTTGGTCAAAAAGAAGGAAATACCAGTTAGTTTGTTCCAGAGGTTTTGGTACCGAATGAGCGCCTTTGACCGTGAACTAAAGTTAGAGATAACCCCCGCTGTAAAACGTATGTTAAAAGAGGGTACTGTTTCATTCAGTGTAAAACGTTGGTTACGCGCGCCATCTAGTACGCGGTTTCAATAGCTTTCTAGGAATCCTCTTACGATATTTTATACAAATTTCAATAGTGTTCTTGATTTCTTCTTCAAGAGTAATTGAAGGCTTGTAACCAAGGCTGTCTAAGATTCCTTTCTCTACTTTGTATAAGTCGATGTCTTCTCTTTCAACTCTTGGATTGGGATAGTACTTCATCTTTGTGAAAATACCGAATTCCTCCATTGAGATTCTTTTAACAGTTCTAGCCAAGTCTTCCAGCCTATAGACTTCCATTAACTGATTAACTAGCCTATACTCTCCACGTTTGGGTGGGTTCTCTAATAACAAACGAAGGCACTGAATGGAGTCTCTTAAGGGCAGGAAGCCTCTCTTTTGATTCCCCGAACCATAGACGGTTAATGAGACATCTTTAGTCGCAGCTTCGGCGCAGAGTCGATTGAGGTAAGTTCCGTGCAGTTCGTCTGCACTAAAACGGGTGAACAAAAGTTCGTCTTTACCATTTATTTCCTCAGTTAATATGCCAAAGACAACACCTTGCATCACGTCAGTCACTGTTAATCCCCAGCAGTTGCACGCTAACTCCAGATAAAGAGAGCCTAAGATTTTTGTATCGTGGTAGAAAGAGATTCCTCTACGGGGGTATGGTAGGACTTCCTTAAACGGTCCGTAGCTGATTTCCAATCCTTTTTCTGAAATAGGGATGTTAGACGCCGCGTACTCTCCCAAAGTTCCGATTACTATTACATGTACATCCATTTTTAATTCCCGTAGAGCCCAAACAAGGTTTAAAGGTCCAATAGTGTTGGTGAACGTGGTTTCAAAGCAGCTATCACGGTCCTTCATTGAGTATGGTGCACTAGGTTGATGTGCTAAGTATACAATAGCGTCTGGATCGACTCTACGGAGTACGTCTAAGAAGTGAGGCCAATCAGTTACGTCACAAACTTCGAAGCCAATTGATAAGGCGTGAACCCTGTCTTCTACTGACGCAATTGGGGTTATAGACGTCGCAACCTTCCTTTTGAAGAGGTTGTCAATACCATAGACCTCGAACCCGTGTGCTACTAAATTTTGCGCTAATGCAAATCCTATAAAACCATCTATACCTGCGATTAGAACCTTACCACGCATTTTCCTATACCTCCTAGCGGGATCCCGCGCATATTGCTAAAATATGGCGCAATAACCATATGATATGAAGCATGTTATAGCTCAATCACGGCGTATCCACCCCTCCCCATGCCCTCAAAGTAGAGTCGAATCGCTTCCCTTGTGAACCACCAGGCCATTACGCAGTCATCATAGGTGCTATAGGGATAACTTAGCACTTCACGTTTCCATGCGCAAAAAGAACACTCACAACCAGGGTCATGGCTCCAATAGGGGATGTGCCACATATTATTATCTAATTCAACTCTTAAAGACGGGATGCCAACATTGACGTAGTGCTTTTGCGTACCTGTGTAATAAGACTTTATGGGGAGCTTCCTTAGTTCACCCACCCAATCAAATAGCATTTGCTGGGTAGCGTTGGATTCAACTAGGATCACTTCTGGTTTATACTTCTCGTACTCCCTGATCAGTAATCTCGCGACTTCAGGTGCGGCTGCTTTGACTCTTATTATGTTAATCGGCCACCGCATACGTGTTTCTGCGTGGACACCCGTCGTGAATAAAACTGAGTAGTCCTTACCATGACCACCAGAGATGTCAACTCCCATGTATTTTCTGACATATGGTTCCGTAAGGCTTGTATACTCGGGTGGGTTGGAACCGGGAGTGAGAGGCCAATCATGTCTCTGTTTGAAGCACTCTCTAGAGAATAACACAGTCTCCACCCGAATGGGCTGCATCCGGAAACCTTTTTCAAACGCCAGTGGATCATCCTTCCACTTGTCGTACAGCTTCTCCCGTGGCCATACTTGAGGCCATAAAGGATCAAAGTTCTCATTTATCTTCCATATCTTACGACACCAACCTTTCTTTCTTAGAAGGTCAGCGTATACATCTTCCTCTGCCCATGTAGTGCCGATGACCACAACTTGGTGACCTTGTGGTTCTAGTGTGTTCATCCAAACGTCAAAGAACGCTTCTTTTACCTTTCTTATCATACCTTTTGTAGCTGCTGTCCTGTTGTCACATATGTCATCGCAAATAAGGAGGTCACTTCTTCCTCCAGTACCAGTCGCAATTATCCCTTTACCTTCTACTGTTGCATCTCTGAGCGCCAAGCTTCTCTCCACAAAGATTCTTTCTTTAGTCCAGTACCTAGCTTTAGATGGTCTTACATGAGGGAAAATAGCACGGTACTTTGGTGAAAAAAGCAGTGTTTGAGTGATTGCTGATAAAAGTTCCTTCGCCTTTTCGTTTGAGTTCGCAACTATCTTGATCCTGATATTAGTGTTGAGTCCGATCCTCCAGCATGGGTAGGCTATGGAGACAACCGAACTTTTCCCGTGTGCTCTTGGGGAAAGGATGAGAATTTTCCGTTTAGTTTCCAAGAGTGTACACCATTGTTTATGGAGGTCCGCTAGGGGGAAGTCGAAGACGAAGGTTAGGAATGATGCGAAACTTTCGCGGCACAATCTCCGGAGTGTTTTGATGTTCACTTTTCAAAATCCTTCAACTTCTCCTCAAATAGTTCGATCACATCGTCGGGGTCGCCTTCGCCTTTATACTTGAGTAGAAGCTCCAGTCCTTTGACTACTTCCATCCACGTTTGTGGTTTCAAATTAGGGTTATTTAAGAGCGCTTCTTTTATTCTAGTAGCGACCACATCGACGGTGCTGCCAGTACTACTTTCTTCATCGTTTGTCGACTTCTTATGTGGTGCTGACGCCAAACCTAATTCTAAGACTTTCTTTTTTCTGCCCATTTAAAGTACCTCATTGGTAAAAATGCATATGGTGTTGCTAAAGAAATTTCACCTAAACTTACAGGTTCTGACTTCTTTGCGCGCTCGGTTCTTGTTACACACCTAAGATTCCCAGCACTGGTCTCCGACACTTCAACTTCATTCGTCTCTATTGAGCCCTTAGGACGAACGCGTGATTTTATTTCACCTCCGGCATAGCACCATACATCTACAACCTTGTTATCTTTTGTAACAAGACCAACTAGGTTGTTTGAGGTAAGTTTAGCTTCTTGAGGTGGGAACTTTATAGCACCTTCTTCCATGTCCTCTTCCGCTACACACACGTAGTCAGGTGAAAGGGCTTCTGTCAGTTCAGCTAACGTTGCATTTGCTGGCTGAATGTAATCAGGTTCAGTGAACAACTTTCCACGGTATATAGTAGGTTTGGACCGGAGGATGCCCTTGCTTATTCGCCTCTTAACCGTGTCGTCAGGCGTCGACACGAATAAGCTGCCAAAGGTAATAGTCCATATTCCAACTACTCGGTTGGATTTTACTTCAATAATGAAACCTCTCATTATTCACCCTCCTTCTTTAGGAGTTTGAGGAGGTATTGTTCTTCAGGACGGCGTTTTGGCGCCACCCAGACAATCCCCACCTCCTTCTTAAACCATTCAAACGCGGCTTCCCTCCATTTACCACCTAACACAATGCCTCTTAAGTGGCGCCACACGTTAAATTTTGCGTCTTCGCTCCACCCGTGCTTATTTAGGTAAGCAAAGATTTTGTTCGCAACCGGCACCTGCTGTTCTTCCGATGTCAGTTTTGTCACAAACTTGGCGACTAACTTACGAAAGTCTTTACCCTTTGCTGCTTCTTGGAATTTGATAAACCACTTTTCACGCTTAGCAGCTTCGATGACTTTCTTTTTCTTCTCCCATGGCCTTTTCAAAGTCCATTTGACTTTCATTTCTTCTTCGAACCATTTATACGCATCTTGTCTCGGTTTACCACCAGACTGAATGTTTTTCAGCCGCCGCCATACGTCGTACATTGCATCCTTACTCCAGCCTTGTCTGTCCAAGTAGGCGAAGATTTTGTTCACTATGGGCTCACACTGTTCCTCAGGCGCAAGTCTCGCTACGAACTCAACGACTACGTTGTGAAAGTCCTTACCTTTAGTGTCCGCTAAGAACTCGAATAACCTCTTATATTTTTCTCTTTCGCGTTTTAGAATTGCAGCAGTAACGGGCCTCTTCCGTGCTTCCTCTAATGCTTTTAGCCTCGAAAACTCCGTCATTTTATTCAGTTGCTTACTAAATCCTTGCACGTCAATTACTCCCTCTTTCTCTAACTCCAGTAATAAGCCCTTGTCACTCCTAGACGCGGCTATAATCCTACGAATCATCATGCCAACTGTATCCCAGTTCTGTGCTTCTGTGGATGCCATAACGGTCAAAGTGGCTTCTATTGCTTCCCTTATTTGATCAGGGTTGAGCTTCAGCTTTTTCATCGCTTCAACAAACTCTTTCCACATCCCTTCGGTCTTGAGCTTAGCGAGGGGTTTTACCGCTACTGCCTTCATTAGAGATAAGAAGTAATCGTAAAGTTCGGGTGAACTGTACCGCAAGATTGTGGGCTTGGTTACAAATGTCGCGAATAATTCAGCGAAGGATTCTGCTGGGTCTGAGATAGCGTACACCCGAAGAGGGATAGATAAGTTTTTCGTAATCTCAGGTAACCTGTCTTGGAGCGGTTTGATGAGAGTTTCGCGTATATACGACGAACTAGCTAGTAAAGCTGCTTGTAGTTGGCCCTTCTGTTCCTTCTCTACTAAGTACTCAAGAAAACCAATTAATTTTGCTACTTCTTTTTCACTCTTTGCATATAAAGTAGCCCTTTCTACAAAGGGATACAGGATCCCATAGAGGTAGACCTGCCCGTAGGTGGACCCCAGTAATGTGTTGTACATAACATGGCGTTCGAAGATGTGGTGACCTAACTCATGAAGTATTTGGTAGAGGTTGGGAGTAGCCACAATAGACGAGTTGAATGATTCCATAAACTTCTCATACCCGCGTCCCAAGATGTACGACGCGTTAAATGTTGAAGTAGTCTTACTAAATCCAATATAGTTGAGTCCTTCCCATATAGCTGGGACTCTTAAGAAGGGGTAGGTTTCCAATAAGGCTCGGATGTACGGTTCGATCTTTTCGTCGACGTAGGGAATTCTTTTCATAATCGCATCAACACTTGTTACAGCGGGCCAAGGCCGCCCTAGTCTCTCAAGTGACTTGCCAACCCATTTTTTGTAAGAACTTGGTGTCCAAAGCGTTGATGCTAGGAAGTCTTCAAACGCTACTTTACCAGGTATTTCCCTATGAGGCGTGAAGACAACCGCGCGAAACATGTGTTTAAAGAACAACATCGGATCCACATACGCTTCTTTAGGAAAGTCGAGTGGTAAGGTGAACTTCTCAAAAGGCGCCAAGTTCCCAAACTTCCACGCCTCTTCTAATTTAATGTACGGTTCTTTGCCGAGTTCTATACCAACCTTTCTGAACACTTTCCACAAGCGAGTTTCCCACACATCCTCACGAGCCTTTTGCATTATAGCTGCAAGCTGGGCTGTGATGGGTGAGTATGGGTCGAGAAAGTTGTTCCTAAACATTAGGTTCTCAACAACTGCGTCAACAAACGCACTTCTTACTGTTGAATGTGTTGCTTTTGCGGGGATGTACAGCGTGTTTTCCAGCGGGTTATAATATGGTGTCTCAGCCGCTGTGGTTGTTATTTTGTTAAACAAAGCAAAGTAAGCGGGTTCACGTAACCGAGGTTCTTTTAGTAAAATATCCCGGATTTTCTTATCGACATGATCAAGCGCGCCTATTGCCAGCAGCTCGGACTTGGGTAAGTGTAGGCCTCTTACTGGGATGACTTTTTGGAGCCAATCTACTTCAAACCTGGTCTCCTCTATATCGACAGGAATTAACACGCACCGACATTTACCGTTACATCTTACTCCCCTAGCTTTGTAAGGCTCACCACAGCCCGGCCACCTACCTATAAACTCAAGTTCAGTTTGCGAGAAGACTTTACCGTGCATCTCCCGACAGTCTTGACACATGTTCTCATCGCCAGTGCCAACCCATTTGTAATAGATAGTTTTGCCTTTTAGGGTAAAAAATCGAGTTACAGCCTGGAGAGGTAAGTGTGTAAGGTAACCAACGAACGCACCCGCCGCCAGGAAGCTTAAGAGTAACGTACGTAAGTCGTCTCTTACTTTATCCCAATCTCTCTTTTCTGCGTCTTTCTTGACTTCTTGATATTTTGAAGTCCACTGACGAGTCATATAGTCGTTAATCTTCTTTAATGAACGTACAGTTTCAGCGTCGACATAATCTTTGTCATAAGAAGGCCAGTACCTATCTACCCAGTAGTACCCTGTCTGGAGAGCGTCAGGGGTCACATCTTTCAAGGCGTTCTGTATTTGCGTGTAGAACCATTTGTCCAATGGATCGAGTGTAGGGGTAACGTCTGCTCTGACTAGCATGAACTTTTCGCACAGTTTCTCTGTGAGCTCCTCATGTACTTTCCTGAGCTTTTTGGTTAGCTTCATTGAAAGAGTCATCCGCTTGGATACAAAGTCAGCTGTCTTAGGGTCACTAATCAGGTTCAAGTTACGTACGCTTTCTAGATATTCTAACTCGGCAGCCCTTTTTATCTCTTGAAACGGGTCCTCTGATTCAGCTCGAGCTGGGGTCACAACTATGGGTTCTTGGGTGGGGGGTTTTGCTTCCCCACTAGGAGGCTTCGTCCCACCAACAGGTGTGAGACCTTGTGGTTGTAAGATAGTGAGTGTGTCACCACCTTGAGCGGGCGGTAAGTGCAGGAATGCCCTTGCTTCGTTAGGTGAAATAAGCCCAGACCTCGCAGCTAGTAGCAACTCTGATATAGTATGAGCGGGGGGTATTTTGAATCTTATATTGATGCCGTAAGGGCGGAGAAAGTGATTGAGTTGATCTTGGATAGCTGTTACAATATGGGGTGTGTAGGTCGAATACAACAAAGGTCGCGCGGTTTGCCTGCCTAAACTATCTCCAGGATTGGAGAAACCAAACGCTGAACGTACCAGCCAATCCATTCGGTCTAAGAAGGAGGTTATGAGTTGAACGTCTAGTTGTTTTACTATGTCAATCCACTCGCCTCTACCAGCACCCCAAAGAATTGGCACTTTAGTTGACTGTTCTTGAACTAAGTTGGTTAAGTCTGCCTGTAGTTTTTCTATTACCTCCTTTCCTACGTCCTCTTGCACTACGAAAACACCAATTGGTGGCCTTCCTTTCTTGTGCATCCGCTGGAGTGAGTAAACCAAATTAGTGATCTCGTAAGTCAGAGACTCAATGATAGATAAGGATCCAATAGTGTAGGTCCTTTTGACCCCAGCTATAACAATAACCTCATCTGGTTTGAATTCAAATTTTTTACCATTGACCTCCTGAATGTATCCTAAGAGAACCCCATCTTTTCTAAACACAGGCGCAAACGTGCCCGCGTCTCTTGCGGTAAAACTTTTTAGCTGAGATCCAAGCGTGAATACAGGTAATATAACACCTTTGTTGACGACAAGCATGTCAACAACACATGCTTGGAGAACTTCCTTAAATGTCTCACCTGTGGGACCTACTCCCTCAAAAAGAGCGGAGATTACTCCCTTCTTAAATGGATGAGACACTTTCACTTCAAAAGGGAGCCCAGCGATCGTCGTCGCAATTTGGTCAACACACCTTCTTATTGTGTTAGTGTCCCTATATATCTGTCTCAAGACCGAAGCTTGTAAAGAAGTTGTGTATGACCACTGGATTGATGTGTCAAAAGACGTCACTCCCTTCAACTTATCCATATAAATCTCCTGAAAAGTGTTTTCTTCTATCTACATGTGTAAGGGGGGTTAAGTCAAGGTCGCACCTTGACCTATTAAGTTAAGCGCTGTATAAGCGAACAAATGTTACCCTTTAAGATTAAGCGACCGTACATAGCTTTTGTGGGGTCAGCAGTGACCTCACTTGTCAGTCACGATCTAGATGTCATGTTTTTTACACTACAGCTTAAAGATGATGTGGTAGCACAAAAGTGCATCAAAATGCTATCACGCTATCTTCCAACCCGAACTCATTACATCGAGGCTAGCTATATCACTCCTTTTTCGCCTTACGTCCCACTGTACGACCTTGTTGCTATGCCTTACGATTGGACGCATAAACGTTACGCACCCCTCTACCCAAAGAGCGCAAAGGGCCCGTACATCTCTATCAGTACGCGTCATCTTCACCAAAAAGCACCTCGGCGGCTTGTAGTTTGGTTAGGGTGTGTGCGCTACTTGAAACCTAAGCATACTTTTTACGTACCAAAAGAGTTTAACATGTACTACTATGTCCCTCTGTACATCCGTCTAACACGAATGTTTCCCATCAATAAAAGACCAGTTGTTTCAAAAGCAGATCCACCTCAAGGGGCACTCGCGGTGTACAATTTAGTGCTGGAAAAACAACCTTACCGTAAGGTAGAGATGTAGTGAACGCTTGAATAGACTTGACACCTCAAACAAGTGGGTACTAGTTAACCAATAATGGAACGTGTTGTCTTCTTCGTGACGCGAAAGCCCAAGTTTGCTCCCAGTCCTTTCTACCTAGAAGGACGTAGACCAACCGACAAGTACTTATGGGATCCAATCATTGACCTACTTGAACGTAAAGTCACTATTTGCCCCAACAAAAAACCAGGTCACTGGGTGACACTACCAGGAGGACGCAAAGTTTGTATCCCAGAGTCGTACTGGCGGAAAAGAGCACTTATTGCGGGCGTAACTGCAGGTGCAATTACTACTGCAGTTACAGCTGCTACACTCGCAGCGTCGGCACGGGTTCGAGCTTTTGTTCGTGGTCTTCACTTCACTCCAGAAGGATCGATACAGCCATTATTGGGGCGACGTGGTCTAAACTTTATACTAAAAAGCCCCGATGTTGTAAGTCGATCTTTTCGTGCCGCTGCTTTAACTGGGTTTAAGGTACAGCGCTTCGGATATTATGAATACAGAGGTGTGAAGGGTTTGATGATCGATGGGTCACTGAAGAACTTTCCAGGGTCTAAGCTTATGTACGCCGCAACAAAAGATCCAGATGTGATATGGGCCGGACTTATTCATATTCCAAAGGCATCTCGTAGAGCATCACGTGATCTCTTTAAAGGCGTCTTTGACTTGGCACACGCAAGTGGTGCGTCGAAGATTCGATTTTTAGCAGGACTTGAAAATGGATCATCAATGTGGGCACGCTTAGGTGGTAAGTGGATCAATGAAGAAGTTGAACGCAGATTCAAGCAGGAGGTTTTGGCGAGGCGTAGAGGTTTTTTCCCTAAAGACCTAGACGAGATTATCATTAAAGCGCGGACCCCAAAGGAGTTGGTGGAGAAGTTAGACGCGAGGATAGGTAAATCAGGAACGCGTAAGCTCTTGGAGTATATTGAATGGTGGGGTGAGTTGGATTTAAAGGACCCTCAAGTTAGATCCTTCTTATCAAAGCTAGCGAGGCAAAAGTCGTGAACGTACCAGAAGCACTGAAGAAATATGCGAGACCTTTCTTGGTTTGGTGTGAGGGGTCCTATCCTTACTGTCTGCACATACACCTCGCGAGTGTTTTTCATGGTGACCTTCGTATGAGGTGGTGTGGGCGTGACCTTATTGGTGTAACTTTATTCCTCTACCGCCCCGGGTCTGTGAAGCATAGACCAAATGGAAGAGAGGGCTGGGATGACTTCCTTAAGATTGTGAAGTACCCACGAAGATACTTTAAGCTGGACTATACAACAGGAGAGATTATTGGTCAGAGGAGCCTTCAAGCGACGATGAAGCTTCCGGAGGCTAGTGCGTGGATCAATGTTCGGAAGTTTATATCACCACCCGGTTATATCGGAGCGCGTTATCTTAAGGACAAGTGGGGCTACATGACGCGTGTGGACACTGGGTTAGTGGAGCACCTTACACGCAAGCTAGATATGTTTGAGTTTTACTTTACTAAAGGGAAGGCCTTTCGTGGTAGATACATCCTTCGACCTTTTGGGCGTGGTTTCCATTTTTACACTGCATCTGCTGACAAACCACACGTAGTGGGTACAAAGTATGAGAAGTTAAAAGAGGGTAAGGAGTTAGGGGGTTTCCTGTGGATCAGAGCAAAGGATCAGACACCATACATTCTTTCATTGCGTGCGGTTGAAAAGCGTTTCGTTGCCCCTTTTGGCTACTCAGGTTTACCTACGCAATTAAAGAAGTTGATTCCTTCAAGATTTCAATACTGGAAGTTAAGGAGCGAGAAGGATCGTATAAGGGTAAGAGACGAGTTAAGGGATGCGCTTAAAAGGAAAGGACTGATGAAGTATCTGGAATCCGGTGTGTGGTCTTACGTGAAAAGTTTAGAGGCTTGACCTTTTTTGGTAGACCCTAGTTTAAATTTGGAACAAAGGAGGTGAGAGCTATGTCGTTTTCGCGGTTTGAAAATGGGTTATTCCAAGCAACAGGTCAGTTTATTGCATCGGCTGACACTAAACCGTTTAAGGACTTCGCGAAGCAAGGTGAGTTAATAGTTGCGGGTTACGCTACAACTTTCGATATTGGACTGGAAGGAGCTGTCATCGCGAGGGACGCGTTAAATGAAGAGGATTTGAAGCAACGTCCAACTTTGCTGTTCAACCACGACCAGAATCGCCCCATCGGGCGTGTTGTAAGCTCTAAGGTTGATGATAAAGGCCTTTTCATAGTTGGTGTTATTGATAGTACTGAAAAGGAACTTCAACAGAAAATCATGTCTGGTACGCTTTCTCGTTTCTCAATCAGGGGTCGGATAATGCGTTCACATGCTGAGTGGAGGAAGGACCTTCAGAAGAATATAGACGTAATCGATGAGTTAAAGACTTTAGAAGTGTCTGTTGTTTCGGTACCCGCTGTTGCAGAGGCCGAAATTCAAAAATGGTATCTGCAACGTAATTTTAACGAAGGAGGTGATAGCATGAGCGAACAAAAAAAGGACGAGGCAAAAGATATCACACGTGAGAATGGCGCTCCAGAAGAGGATGAATTTGTACTTGAAGATGACGGAACAATCGAGTTATTGCTGGGACTAGATGAGCGAGTTAATGACTTGGTTGATAAAATTAGTACTTTTGAAGCGGCTGCTAATGACCTCAAGGCAGTCATGGAGAAGTTGAGCGCAATCGATAAGAAGATTGATGAGGTACTCAAAAAGTTGGAGAAGTATCCATATCCATATCCAGCTAAGAGAGACGCCGAAGAGTCAGCTGATCAATCTGGACAGGGAGAACAGGGAGAAGGAGAACAGGAGAGACAAGAGTCCACTAATCCACTTGAGGAGATTCAAAAGTCTATCCAACGCTTGGCTGACGAAGTAAAGTCGATAAAGGAATCTCCTACTATAAAGGGGGAGAAGGAGGCTGGAAAGGAAGACGAAATAAAGAGATTCATAGAATCAGAGGAGTACAAGAGCGCACCCCCAACTGACAAGCTGAGGATGTTATACGACTTTTTGCAAAAAGGAGGTGAGTAGGATGCTAGATTTAAAGCGCGAATTAGTTAGAAGCTTAACCGAAAGTGATATTGCTTCGATCATCCCCAAGGAAGTAGATAAGATCATCGAGTCCATGGTTGAGCATAAGAATCCTCTTCGTCAGAATCTTCCTCGTAAACCAGGCTCTGGCGCAGGAGTCCCCGTTAACCGGAGAGACGGCGCTTCAACAGAGCCCAAGTTCTATGGCGACACCGACTCATTCGATGAAAGCACAGGCAGTTACTCTCAGATTGTGTTTACATACAAGACCATTGGATGTCAGGGGAAGGTCACTCGTAAGGCACGCGCAATCGGAGCTAACTACGCTGACTTACTGGCCAATGAAATGGAGGAACGGTCCCAAGAGTTCCGTGACAAAGAAGAATGGGGATACTTTTGGGGCGATGCAACAGCAAATCCAAAACAGTTTGATGGGTTAGATAAGTTAACCCACAGTGACAATAGATTTGCAGTCGGTGGAAGTGGTGGTGGCAACTTAACACTTGAGTTAATGGACCAAGCAATTGACGCAGTTCGTGGGACACCTGACATGATCGTGTGCAGTAAAAGAACACGTAGGAGAATACGTGCCTTACTTCAAACTCAACAGAGGTTCGTAAATACCACAAAAGTGAAGGGTGGCTTCGAACTCATGAGCTATAATGATATTCCTATCTACGTGTCTAACCAAATTCCTGACACTCTTAAGGTTGATACGGACGGGAAGACCATCACTAGCTTAACCGCTGGTACATTGTCAGCTCTCTTTATTTTGGACACTGAGAAAGTGTATGTGTCCGAGTTAACCCCCCTTACTATTAAACCTCTCGCCAAAACTAGCTCGCAGTTTGACCTCTTTGACATCTACGCTGACGAGGTTTTAGTAGTTCGTAATCCATACGCGTGTGCTGAGATTGTAGGAATTGTATAATAAATCGGAGAGGGGGACTGTAAGGTCCCCCCGTAATGTTAGTGGGAGGTTACTTATGTATAAAATGAAGTACTGTGGGCCGTTTAGTGGTCCAGAATGGACTCTTGCTACTTACCGTGAGGTCATAACTGTAAAAAACGGGTACTGCACAGTTAAGTACCCGGAAACAGTTCAAACGCTACAGCTGCAAGGCTTCAAATTAGTAGAGCAAGACGACACCCCAAAGCCACCACCTCGTCAGAAGGAATCTATTAAACCAGTAGCAACACCTCCGCCGAGACAAAAGCCGGAGCTGTCTCAAGCTGAAACGAAGATCCTTGAATTGCTTAAAAAAGGTGCAAACCTGGGTGCCATAGCAGTTGCTATTAAGTGGAAAAAGTCAAAGATAGAGAATTGGATACGAACTCACAGCAAGCTAGTAGCTGAGGTAGTAAATGCGCCAAGTTCTGCCAAATAGCCCAATTTCGTTAGCATTTGATTTTGTCTACGCGGGTGTAACGGTTAGCGATGTTGAGGACCCTGTGGTTGAAGTGTACTCCTTCGCTCAGGCGCTGATGACCGCTGCTGCCTTAACATGGGGTGGGGCTCATTATGAAGCACGTGTTCAAGCACCACAGGAGTTGGGTGTTTACGTAGCAGTAGCTCACGGTAGGTATAATGGTGACTATATAACAGCCGCCTCACACGAAGCTCTTGAAGTAGTTTCATACGGAGTAGAAGCGCACCACGCACTTATAACTCTCAATGAAGTTAAAGAGTACTTGGAGTTAACAGACTTTAGCGAAGACGCGTTTCTGCGACTTCTTACCGAGGCGTGCATTAGCAGTGTGTTGAACTACCTTCACATTACAATCGGGCCGCAAACAACAAAGGAGACCTTTCCTGTGTCTGACTGTGCTTCTTGGAGCTTAAACTATTACCCCGTCATTTCAGTGGAACATATTAGTGTAGATGGTGTTGAGTTAAGCAGTACAGATTACACATTAAACGCTAATACGGGTACGATTTGGTTCAATGAGTTAGTAAGTGGGGTGCTAGAAGTTGAGTATACATACGGGCTCACATCTATACCATATGATATGAAGCTCGCGTGTCTCAAGCTAGCAGCTGTGCTTTACAACCTACGAAACACAGAAGGCTATTCATCTCGAAGGTTGTTAAGCGTCGCTGAGACATATTTAGCGAGCAGTAAGGCTGATGTCTTTCACGAGATACGTTCTTTACTTGCTCCCTATAAACGGGTATCACGTTAGAAGTTGGTTTTGGTCAACATATCCCCAATTGCGTTGATACATTCTCCACTTTTCTCTCGGCCACCGGAGCATGTCATGAACAATAAGTCTCTTGGGGTTGACAAAAGTGCTAATGTTTGGATGATATAGGTGGTGAAGTGTTATATCTGCGGCTTCGACTCGGTACCCAAATGCTTCTAGTTTTATCCAAAACGCGTTATCTTCACCATACTTACCGTAAAAATCTTTCTCTGGCATCCCGCCCACGTGGTTCATTATAGTCTTAGTGATCCACATAGCACCGCCAGCTGCACCCATCTTCTCTGGCGTGGTGCTGCGTATGTAAGGGCCTCCGAGTGACTCTGATTTAAGAAATCGTTCTGTTGCCTCTTTTGACATGTACAAAATACGATTCCACGCTGCAGCTGGAGGACGCGTCTGGGCCAATATGCTTTGATAATTGGGCGGGTAAATGAGATCAGCGTCGGTGAGTAATACGTGTTCAAACGTGGCTAGCTCTTTCACACCTACGTTAAAGGCCCAAGCTCTGTTAAAGGGGTGAAAAGTGAAAACCTTTAGATACCGAAAGGGCTTACGGATCCATTCACGGAAGGCGTTAATGTGGTCATGAATGTACGCTGTGGGGCCTGTCTCAACGATACATACCTCACATTGAGCTGAACGGGCTAGGGATTTCACACAGAAAGTCAGGAGTGGAAGTCGTAGTGGGTGGTGTTCATATGGTATAACAATAGAGATTGGGATTGACACGCTTCCTCCTTTGATATAGACTACACCTATGATACCAAATTCGTAAGACATTGACAAGTTTAGAAGACAAGGTTAATGGCGACCACACAAGCTTTATTAAGTGAAACAGACTTCCCACAAGCAACAGTCGATGTCTTTTATAGTAACGAGGTGCTTGAGAGATGGATATTTGTAGGTGTACAGCAGCAAGGGATCGCGTCTGTTCTGTGGTGGATTACAAGAGGTTACCATCAGTTCACTGTACTTCTTCCCCTTGCGCAATTGTACCTCCTACATCATATCAGAACGCTGCGAATCAGAGTACCCGCCCGACAAATCTGGACAATAAAGCGTGAACGTGGTATTACTATTTACCCCACTCTACAGTTCTACACGAGTGTGGGTAAGGTTGCTGAATTATGTGGATGTGGATTTAACTTCCAAGAGTTGAGGAACATAATAGTTCACCACTTGACCCCGGGGGTGAGCTATGGGAACTACTAATAGTGTTCAGAAAAGGAGGTTCCCATTGTACAGTGTACTTTACTACAGAGGCCAGCTCACTGCGGATTTCACATTTAAGTCAGTTGCTTCAGGGCTTTTATATGCTCTTCTATGGTTGTTTGGTGATGTCAACGATGCTGTCATTGCTTTGCTAGCATTAATGACCCTCGACGTCGCGTTAGGCTTATCAGTCGCTATTAAATATCATGACGTCTCTTCAGACAAACTACGGCAAGGTGCGGTAAAGTTTTTATTGTATTTTGTGTTGATCATAGCTGCTAACTGCGTTGACAAGGTTGTAGCTCTTGTACCACTTATGAGCCAAATAGTACAGATCAGGAGTTTCACCATGATTTATCTAGCGGTATCTGAAGGGATTAGTGTCCTTGAGAACCTTTCAGCACTTGGCGTGGCTGTGCCTAAAGTGATGCTCAAAAGACTCCGTCGGTTCAAGCAAAGCATGGAGAGGTAAATGGCACGAATCATAATGTGCCCTGATGACAAGCCAGGGACGTGGATTACATTAAAAACAGGGAGACGTGTCTGTATTCACTACATCAAGAAAAATGGTGGATGGGAAAAGATTTCGGCTGTCATACCAGCAGCGAAAGTTTTGGGTGGCGTTACAGTAGCAGCTATAGCTGCTGCGATCCTGCGGAGAAAGCCACCATTGATTAAAGACATTCGAAAAGTTGCTGTGATTCACGGAAGAACTGAGTTTGCACTTAATAAGTGGTACCAGACTATAATGAGCGCGTGGATGGGGATGAAATCAATTCCTCCTGTAGTTTCTAGTGCAAAGCCACCAAAGTTACTAAAATCCGCGGCTTTAATATACACACCACACCCCGGGGCTATGGCAGTGAAGGCTGAGAAGATTATTGGCCATAGAGAAATGATGAAGCTGATTAGCGATAAGTTTAAGTTCTCACGGTTATTTCACAAGCATCCGGAACGTCATTTAGATACCTATTTAGCGTCTAACTTCAAGAATGTGGATGAGATGAGGAATTACTTCGCTTCATCAGGTAAGTCTTTTATACTGAAACCAAGATTTGGGTCACTTGGGACTCTTAAAGACTTCCCTAACGGTGAGTGGTCAAACAAAGCAATCGAAAAGTATATCAAGTCTTACGGTGCTGATGACGTGGTTGTACAGGAACTGGTACCTATTGCAAACGAGTTTCGGGTGCATGTAGTAAACGGTAAGGTTTACGCTGTAATGCACAGGTGGGGTCCTCCTGGAGGACTTGGGAAGGTATGGCGTGAAAACATTCCGTTTGGGAATGTTGTGTTCCCAGTATGGCATAAAGATGACATCGTAAAATTCACAGAGAAGGCAATTCAACCTTGGGGGAAGAAACTTCATGCTGGGCTGGATGTCATTCAACTCCCAGATGGGAGCTATAAAATCTTGGAAGCAAATCCTCTTCCTGCTTCTTTCTTACACCCCTATGTATCCAGAAAGTTCCACAGAGCGGTAACTGGTGTCTGGACCGCGGACATACAAGCACTAGCTGCAGTAGGGGGCGTGGTTGGCGCCTGGGCTACAATTTCAGGAACAAGGGAACTTGTGAACAAGAGGAAGAGGGATTATCCTGAAATAGTGACTTTCAAAGGGAATAAAGGTTTTTGGGTAACATTAGAAACAGGCAAGAAAATCTTTATTCCTCTAAAGTACGTAAGCGATTACATCAGAGAGAGGTGGTTCACCTGGTGAAGCGCTTTAAGTAGCCTTTTTTCAAGTCACGTACATACGCTTTACTAAGTCGTAAGGTCTGCCCTAACAGTACCTCACTAGGAGCCTATTACCATTACTCTAACACCTGTAAGGTTACTAAGATTGCAACCAGCAGCTACTTCTCGTGCTTTGCCCGCACGAACTGTTATTATGTCCCCATTAGCTGCGGTCGATGTAACTTGTACGTCACCACTATCCACAGACGCACCGCCATCATGAGTGCCTACCTTCTCACCGCCTTGGGGATATAAAACTTTAATTTTATTATTAGTATAGTCAAATTCGAATATGTAACCGCCCTTACTAGGTGCATCGACAAAATCAAAATGCTGTAATCCCAAAGTTGAAGGTTTTAGCTCTTCCCCACCAGGATGATAAAAAAAACCGAAATCAACATCGAAAAATAACACTCTTTTGTTCCCAAAAACGGTGTACTTTTTATTTCTTATAGTGAGTGCCACTTTTGCCCCCTGTTAGCCTAGTAATAATTTACCCCATTACACTTTACCCTTATAAGTCACGTGTAGCTTCCCATCTGTCGATCCAACCCTTATCGCTTTGAAATTAGATATTTCAGTAGGACTTGTTATCGTAATAGACTGACCAGAGTCTACATAGTGCCCCTCAGTAGAAGTAGGAGTTGACCCATCAACCCAGTACCGTATCGCACCCGCGTCTGGATCCAAAGTACAGTAAGCTACCTTACAGTTCTTAATCTTATCAGGTGAGAACCCCACTGCTGTGGAGCCTACTGTGATGACTTCTTTGTCGTAAGCGACGTATTCTTCACTTACGGGTGTCACAAGCAGTGCACCATTTCTTGCTTTCAAACGCCGCACTATCCCACACTTGTCCGCATCTTCGGCTATCAAACTTGGTCTGTAGTTCTTGTCTAATAAAGCGGTTTCGCTCACTACTTTTACTACTTTCGAATCCCAACTCAGGTCGTCGCTCTTATAGAATTTAACTGTAGTTCCATCCATCCATACAAAGGCATATCCTGACTTCGGTCTATTTGTCTTTGCTCCGGAAATCGTGGGGTGGAGTGCCCAAATAGGAGATGGATATTGTTGTGTAATTGCAGCATCGGTAAGACCTTCCTGTGTCTGCCACCCCGACGGAGTTCTTTTTCGATACTGGACATTATAGTAGTCGGGGTTCGATCCCCAACCTTTTCCGGTCCAAATTACATGAACATTGTCTTGAGAATCTATAGCGATGGTTTGGTCGAACTGGTTGTAATTCACATCTGTTACCGCTTCTTGAGTTTGCCATCCCGATGAAGTTCTTTTTCTGTACTGGGTATTCGCATTTCCAGTGTTTGTCCCCCAACCCCAACCTTCCCAAACTATATGAATGTTATCTTGGGAATCTACTGCAATTGAGGGGTAATATTGGTCATCGTCTTTATCTGTTACCGCTTCTTGTGCCTGCCAACCGGCACTGGTTCTTTTTCTGTATTGAATGTTGTAATAATCGGGGTTCGATCCCCAACCCCCACCTTCCCAAACTATATGAACATTGTCTTGGGAGTCTATAGCGATGGCGGGGTCGTATTGTTTATCGTCTTTATCCGTTAACGCTTCTTGTGCCTGCCAACCGGCACTGGTTCTTTTTCTGTATTGGATATTGTAGTAATTGGGGTTCGATCCCCAGCCCCCACCGTACCAAACTACATGAACATTGCCCTGGGAGTCTATAGCGATGGCAGGGTTATATTGAGTGCTGTCCTTGTCTGTTACCGCTTCTTGTGCCTGCCAACCAGAACTGGTCCTCTTTCTATATTGAATATTGTTGTAGTTAGGGTTCGATCCCCAGCCTTTTCCGGTCCAAACTACATGAACATTGTCTTGGGAATCAACCGCAACCGAGGGGTAGTATTGGTGCCCTGACCCTGAGCTCACTTGTTCTTCAGTCCAAGTTTCACCATCAGGGGAGTAGGAAATATAGATCTGTTCGTACGTTCCATCTGAGCGACTATAAACACACCACAAAGTACCATCACTCGTTCTAGCCAGATTTCGTTGCGGTGTATAGGCTGTACTGTACTCAGACGCGCCTGTCTTTATCGTGTAAGATGGGTCAATGCTTATGGGGTAAGCAGCATTCTCAAGAAAAGCTTTATCGATCTTGATCGTTAGAGTTCCGTTTTTTAGTTCTACTTCCGCCTCAGTTGCTTGACCAAGTCTGTCTTTTGCGATCACTGGGTTGAGATAAAGGATGTCTTCTTTTAAGACTTTTTTTCGGTTTCTTAACGCAAGGTGAGGTAACTCAACTTCACGGTAGAAGGCGTAGCCGCTACCCCGCCTTTCGCACTTTAGCCCCCTTATTTCGACACTGAAGGTCAGGATGTTATTTGGAGGCCTCTTCTTTAGAATGACTTCTTGCTCGAAAGACCATTCTTCAACGGGGTGTAATTGATTTCTCTCACAGTACCTTCTGTATCCCAAATCGTAGAGGTGTACTTCCTTCGAACTTTTGATGAGTTTAATTTTCCCCTCTTCCTCTTTGAGCGCGAACGTACCTTCATCATCATCTAAAAACTTGAAGGAAGCACTTACACCCCGCCTCCTCACTTCCACTTTTGGTTCAAGGCGGTTCTTCTCACCCGTGATAACTTCCCACTTTTCTCGTAGGTTGTTATTTTGAGTGTGTCTCCACGCTGAAGGACTTAGTTTCTCCATTCTTACCCCTTTATTTGTTCGTAAAGTTTGGTGCCTTTCTTAGCAAGCCCGACCTTGTCGGCACATGTCTCAAACACGATAAAACCAGTACGAGGATCAACAAGGTCTACCAAGATAAGCGCGGCCTTGTCTTTACTTTCGACAGGATTAAGCCTTACGTTCAAATAGGTCATATAAGGTTTTGGCTTCTTCATCCCTTTAGTTATATCCACAGGCTCCTCTTTTTTCATGAGTTGGATCAACTTTTTAAAAACAGTAGTGGTTCTAGGCTTAGCGGATTCACGCACTAAATATTGAGCGAAATTGGACTGTGCAAAGGCAACGTCACCCAACACCTGATGTGCAGCCGCTATTTTATCAACCGAGCCTTCGAACCGTAGTGCGGACAAAATAGCTTCTTTCAGTGAGTTGAAGCTTTTGGGGTGAGTTGCAACAGATACCAAACCAAGTCCACGAGTACCTAAGAAGACTGTAACACGTGGATTAGCCTTTTCAACAGCTAATACGACACCTTCTTTTTTCATTCTTCCCTCTTGTACCTAGTTACTAAAGACACTCCTGCACCCGCGATTGCAATAATAACACCCGTCTTACTGAGTTTACTACCAAGCGTGCGATACCCAAACTTTGCAAAAGCAGTTCTACACCGTAACGTAAGTGATGCACCACTCCTAACGCCAACGGACGCTATAGCCGATCCAACACCACTGACCCACCTGATAGCCCTTTTACTATTAGTCCATTTCTGATATGCTTTTATGTTCTTCTCTTCTATGAAGACACGTCTGCCTGTCCTTAATGTGAACCAGGCGCCTCTCTTCCCCTTATAAGTAGTAATCCTCATGCTCTCACCCTCAGATCTTCTCCTTTCTAGCATCTGTTTAAAGAGTAGTCAAGTTACAAACGAGCCCTCACAAACAAGTGTGCTATCTTTCCGTGACTTGTTAATGGTGGTGACTCTATACACGCTTGTATTTCCCACCAACCTACTTTATCAAAGATGACACTCTTACGTCTTATCCTCGTAGGATCATCGTCAACGACAGCGTCCCACGCGCCTACTTGTCCGTCCGGTTTTCTGTATTTTATTTTCCACGCAGTTGCGGTAGATGTGTCACAGCCTACGTTCAGAATGACATCTACAACATCTCCCATAAACACACTAAGCATCCTACGAGCAGGTAACCCCTCCCCAGTGATTGGACTGTCTAACACTAGTTCTCTTAGTGGCTCCGCGAGTAACCCAACCAACCACGCAACATCGATTTCTCTCGAAGTTAAGATCTTCCACACTATGTCACGTTCACATACTTTAGACAAAATAGCCCATAGTAGCTCTTTGTCTTTTTTGCTGAGAACTTTCCAAGATAGCTTCCTGCCCCCCTCGTTTAAGATCTTCCAAACAAAAGGAGTAGTTAGTTCCCTCAGTACTCGCCACGAAGCATCTTTATTCAACCAGTTAAGCAGTTTCCATGCCGCACCTAACTCGGTGCTAGTTAAAATCCTCCACTTGGAACTTAAATCATCTGTCGTAACTAACTTCCACATTAAGTCTCTTGATAAGGTGTATAGTAGAAGTATCTGCCAGGAGAGAGATTTGTCTTTAGTAGTAAGTAACTTCCAACTGCTCTGCCGACTAACTTCGGAAAGTAGCCTCCAAGCCGAAGTTGTATCTAAACTTGTCAATAGTTTCCAAGCAGTTGTTTTGTCTTTTGATACTAGTGATTTCCAAGACGTATCTCTCTTGGCCACGTTTAAGATTTTCCAAGTTGCATCTACGTCAAAGTATGTTACTAACTTCCAAGCTATTAGTTTTGATACAATATTTGAAACTAATATTTGCCATGAAATATCCTTGCTCTTTGACAGAAGCAGTTTCCATGCCACCCCTTTGCCAAATTCGTCCAGGATTTTCCATGCTGTAGCTTCATCGGACCGGGTCAGCAATTTCCACGATAAACTCAAGCCAAACTTATCTAAGATCTTCCATTGTGAGTTTGCTTCACTCGTATTGAGTAACTTCCAAGCCGGACTCATGTCCTGAGTGGTGAGCAGTTTCCACTCTATTACCCTTGAAATAGTTTTTGTAGCTAAGATCTGCCATGCAGTATCTTTGGTAAGTTCTTCAAAGATCTTCCATTGTGAGTTTAACTTTTCCTCGGTTAATAGTCTCCAAGATGAATATAAACTATAGACATTTAATAACTTCCAAGCGGTAACTAAGTTAGAAGTAAGTTGGGTTATTTCTTCACTTCCGGCAGAACTAAAGGATGGTTCAGGACTCACAAACTTCCGTAAGGAAACTGAGTCAAGGTAATATCTCCCTTTGCGGTTATTACCACATGCGAAGCGCACTTTTTTGGTTATTACACTATTTACATAAAGTCCATAACTTCCCTTATCTATATCATCAATGTAGCATTTACAGGTATTATTCTCGTAGTCAACTTGCCATTCTATCTTATACCAAACGTGAGTTGATAGTGATTGTAGTGTGTGCCAAGATCCATCATAAACTCTGTAGTAATTAGCTTCTAACCGAGTATGAACTCTTTTACCATTAAAATCGAGGAATATATAAAATTCATTTTGATCTCCATAAGGATTACTAGGAAATTTAAGCCAAAATGTCCATAAACAACTACATTCATCTATATTAGGATGATATATGTGGGGTGAATCTGTCACTACAGGGTCATCAAATTCGACAGCATACTGCCCCTCTTGACTATCTGTAACAATACTAATTGAGCCTCCTTGAGGTTCAACTAACCATTTGTCTAAGTTACCACTTTCAAAGTCATCGAAGAAAATGAATGTATTGTCAGGATCACTTACATTACTCGCTTCAGAGTTTCCATAGTAACAGTAAATATCCGCATCACTATCTAGACTATCAGTAACTTTTACCCATATATGGGCTGTCCTATTAGGGCTTGTTCCTTCTACTTTTTCCACCCAAAAACTTAGTAGAGCAGTCCCATCATCATCAGTGAATCTTAAATCTCCAGATTGATTCTTATCACTTGGGAAATTCGCTGAATGCCCCTCTACATGAAAATCACATCCAGAAGCACCAGAACTTTCACCTACTTTGAGAAGTACTTGATAATTAGTTCCAGCACCAGAGGAACCACTTATGGTTATTTTTTTTCTATACCGCCAACCAGTTAACCAACTCATTCTTAATCCTTAAGGTCTACTTTGAGTTCTCTTGAGTTGGACTTATAGACCTCAGTATAAAAGTTATTAAGCATATTCTACTGTGAGAGTACCTTGGTCACTTGATGTATTTCCGGCACCTGCAGAAACAATCCGCTTCAGCCACACGCGTACTGCTTCACCAGGTGTGATGCCAGGAAGAGTTAACTTATTCGAGCTAGTGTAGTGACCAAACGAAATGTTCCCACCACCACTATCTGTAGGGGTGTCGCCTTCGTCAGTAATAGAAGGACCGTTCCAATCTGATGCGTGTGCCCCAACACTATCGTAGCCCAAATCGATTTGGGTGTCAGGACTCGATGTTTCAATCGACATGTAAACCGCAACTTCAGTTGCGTAAGCATCCCCAGAGTTGTAGATGTCAATTGCCCTGTATTCTACATCTCCTGCTTCAGCTTCGGCAGGAGACACGTTGTCAAATAGGTTGTTCATTGGAGTATCAGAGACTTCAGTGCTAGACATGACACCGCCCAACGAAGCGTTTGGGTCTGAATTCGTTGCTCCTCCTGTTAACCTAAACTCTAATGTAGCCGCCATACCTATCCCTCCTTTAAAGCTAGACTTCCTTCCTCGCTTGTAACTGTTATCAGCTATTCAGTCAAGTGGGGAACCAGTTATAAATGAGTCTTCACAAGTAGGTGGACTATTCGTCCATAGTTTTTCGCTATAGGTGTTTCTACACACGCCTGGATCTTCCACTGGCCCACTTCGTCGAAGACGACATTACTACATCTTATTTTTGTAGGATCATCGTCAAGGGTGGCGCTCCATTCACCTTTGCCCCCACTGGGTTTCTCGTACCTTATTTTCCACACAGTCGCGTTAGATACGTCACACCCTGTGTTTAGGATAACATCTACAACATCATCCACAAAAACGTCACTTACCTCAAACTCTTCGCCTAAGCCTACCTCGTCGGTTATTCGACTCTCTAGCTCAAGCTTCCTCTTACAAAACGTTTCCGACATTTAAGCGCTCCAAGCCTGGCTTCTTCTGTATTTCAATCTAGGCAATACTTAGACACTTCAAGCTCAAATTAAAGGGCTTACTTCTTGCCAGTGAAACCAAAATCATAGATACTATCAGACGGAGGTAGCCATGAAGACAACTATAATCACTTTTGATGAACAGAAGGGTGCTTTGATACAACACTTGTTGCAATGGAAAGACTTCCCCAAAATAGTGGCATGTGACGAATCCGATCGAACTTTGTACAGGGAGTTGGGGTGTGAAACAGTTCCACGTGGTATGAATTTCCTTGAAACGCTTAAGCGCCTTGTTTCAGCGGTTAACACTGACACATTTACTTTTATCTATCCGGGATGCTTTGTGAATCCTAATTACTTCATGGAAGCGGCTAACATTCTGAGGGCACCCAATGTAGGCTTATTAGCACCGAGTTTGGACGTTGCGGCCGGCCCACAAGCGACTAGCCAACATGTTCAGTTCAGACAGTCAGTAAGAGTAGCACCATGGTGTTTTAGTGGGCGTACCTCACAAATCAAGTCGAGCTTAAACACCAAACGTCTCTTACCAGGCTTCGATGTAGTCCCCCACATTTGTACTACTTTCGCTCTAGAAGGTTTGTTTCAGGTTGTGTGCTCCAAGTATATCCTTCAAGTGCCTGTAAGCTTGAAGGATCGTGTAAAAGAGGCTGATTTGGGACATTACTTACTAACCCAGCCGGTTAAGCCACTCAACCCTGTACTCGTTTACACGGGGCACAGTGGGGTCCCACCCCACGCGTCAACATTATTCTCAGAAGTAATAAAAGCACCGCTTGAGTCAGTGGAGCTGCCACGTGACGCACTGGTGTTCGTATTAAATGAGGGAGAGGATTTTGACCCTTCAGTAACTAAAGAGAAGATCAAAAGATTGTGTACACCCGTTGACCCAGCAACGCTTGCTTACTACGCGTGTGTCGTTAACGTGTGGAATGGGTACAAAGTTGGGAATCTTGATTGGTCTCTCAGAGCCTTCCGGGGTGGTACCTCAAGGTTGAACTCCATGGTACAATCAAACCCAGAATTAATACCTGAGGACGCAAAACGAACTTCGGGGATTGTCATTCACAGAAAGCTGAAGGACTTGCCAAGGGCGACACTAACAGTTCAGCCCCTTACCTCTTCCTCTCTCACAATAGCTACTATTATGAAGAACGAGAAGGATCGGCTTGCGGCTTATTTGAGTTTAACTCTCCCATTTGCTGACGAAGTACTATTGGTTGATACGGGCTCACAAGACAAGTCGGATAAGTACGCTAGAAAGTTCGGCGCAAGGGTTATAAACTTCAAGTTTAGAGATCACTTCGCTGAAGCACGAAACATGTATTTAAAGAAGTGTAAAACTAAATGGTTGCTCCACCTAGACGTAGATGAGGTGACAGACTTCAAGAAAGTAATGAACTTAATTTTATCGAACCTTCCATCGGTAGATGGAGTTCAACTTCAGGTGTTGAACGTCACGAAACGTACTCGCTCGTATGTACATCAAGACGCGGTCCGCATCATCAAGAACCCGAACTCGTGGTACTATACAGGAAGAGTTCACGAAACTGTAGAAGAGTGCGCCGCAAAACACTCTAAATCTTTAATCAGGGCATCTGGGTTAGTCATATATCATTTCGGTTACCTCTCCTCCAATGTCCCCAGCAAGTTAGAATACTATCGGAAGCTTAACGAATTACAAATGCAGGAAAACCCATACGACTGCCGACCTTACTTTAACCTCGCCCTACATGAGTTGAATCGCCAGGAGTTAACTGATGAACAAATTGATAAAGTTATTAGGATGTTGAAGAGAAGTATAGAATTACACAGCACTTTCGTGCTCGCGAAATATGAGTTAAGCCGGTGTTACTGTTTAAAGGCTCTCCAACTTATAGAGGACATCATGCAGCTTGCACCTCGTGATCATCCCTTATATAAAGAGGTGAGTGAGGTGTACGCTCTCTTGAAGAACTACACACGGCGTATTATAGTTGAAGAATGAAGAATTTGTTACGTCATAACCCACTGTTTGAGCGGCGCTGTCAGGACTTTACTGTTCGTCGGTACACGCCCTGCATTTCACCCTCTCTCAAATGTCACAAAAATCGGCCCGTTAACATTTCAGCTACCATTAAACCTAAGTCGCAACTTAGGCTGATCCGTACTGATGATGGGGATAGAGTGAAGTGTAGTGTAGTAGGAAGCACAACAGAGACGTTGATTCTAGAAACCCAAGTACCATCTACAACAAGCGCCGAATACTCCTACCTGGACTACATTCAGTGTGGTACAGATTGCCAAGTAAGCTGCTATGTAAACAGACCTGAGGTGCAACTGCAGTTGGGCACTATAAAGGGGGCACTTGTTGACGCCAAAAGGGCGTTAGGGATGGACGAACTTGGCAGACTGGTTTTTATCAACACACAAGTGTTAGTGTGCTTACCCTCTGTGTTTTCGATCATGGCAGGTGATACAGTCGAATCCTCAAGCGGCATTTACGAAGTTAAGTCAGTGAACCCCGCTTACAGCCCACGTGGCGAACTCGAATTCTTAGAGTGTGATGTAACACAATTGTTCGACCCCGGAGCACGCTCATGAAGCTTACAATTAAGATATCAGGCCTAGAAGATATACACGCTGATCTGGAGCAAAGAAAAAAACGCACAATAGAAGTGATTTACAACGAGATTCTGAAGCTTGTTTCAGCTAGGCCTATAAGTAGGGAGGAACTGCGCTTTTCTGGACATCCATATGCTCGCCGACATGGACTCAAGTACATTGAACCTGTTGTACACTTAAACACGGGGCGCTTGAAGAGCGCAATTAAAGTAAGGCGTGACGGGGTTGTGTTCGACCTCAGTGATTGTCCTTACATAGAATATGTCCGAAAAGGGACACGGATGATGTTACCTCGTTGGTTCGTGAAAAAGGCAATAGAAAACATGCAGGGCGAGTTAAGGAGAATTTGGTCATAATGAGATATACAGTTGAAGTGTTGCACTACCTAAAGGAGATTTACGAACACGTCCTCCAATCCTTGAATCGAGGGTACCAACTAAACCTAGTGAGATCCCCGGTCATTACTACATCACTCCCTACTCCACACACCGCTCCTGCTAGCTTTGTCAAGTACGAAGTACAAAAGACTTCACTTTATGGGTTCTTTGACCTCAAGGTCGAGTTTGTACTCACTGTCGCTATTGAGCACGATGTGGGAGGGTTAGCAGAGAGACTCGTCGCTGAAATGAAGCAACAACTCAGCGGACGCCTTTTTACTCCACACGTCTACTTCGTAAGAACATCTCTAATGATTGCTGAGTCCTTAAATACATCAGAAAAAACGCGGACTTATACACTTACTTGCATATTCCAGGGGTTTGAAAAAGAATGAAGCAAAATCCACAAACATGGCGGTGTGACAAATGTGGTGCGCTTTTAGGTTTTGTTGACCTTCCTGACGTCTTACGAATTAAATACAAAGACGCGTACACCCTAATAAATGTTGTCACAGGAAAAACCGAAGTAAAAGTCGTTTGCCGGAAGTGTGGCTTCATCAACACCAAGATACTCAAGCTCGCTTGACTTTTAAGTCACACTGGTCCATTCAATGTTAGTCTAGGCAGTGACGCTTAGAAACTAATTTCAAGGAGGTGAAATGTAGTATGAACGTTCCCGAGTACACTACCAAACGTTTATCGTTCGGCCCTGGTGTGTTATATCTTGGCGCAGCGGGGGCAACTCCTTCCAGTGATATTGGTGCGGTAAAAACAGGAGCTGTACTAACCATCACTAGAGACAAGTTAGAGGTGAAACAGGGGTCACCCGCACAGCTGATCCAGCAGTGGGTTATCAGTGAGTCTGTAAAATTAGAGGTTCATGGGATGGAATGGAACCTTGAGAACCTGAAGTACGCGATTGGAGCTGGGATCATCAAAACTGTATCGGGCGGTAAGACATTAGAGTTGGGTGGTACTATGAGCATCGAGGAATGCGCGCTCGAATTCGTACACCAGATGCCCGCCGGTGGTACAGTCATAGTTGACATTTGGAAAGCACAAGCGGGTGGTGAAATCGCAATCACCTTCGGTGATGACCCTCACGAGTTCCCTTATGTGTTCATGGGTTTAAATGCCACTACTGATTGGGCTGGGAACCCATTAGAGTCAGGAGCACAATTATGTAAAATCACTTTATTAGGTGACTTTACTTAATAGCAATATAAATCCAAAATGACGCCCAGGAGGTGCAATATGGGACAAAAACCATTCGAGGAGTATTTAGAAGGTAACAGGAAAGTTAAGCTCTCTTCCGGTAAGGAGGTAGAAGTACCGCCCCTTACTTGGGGAAGAGAGCTTAAAATCTACAAAGCATTGACTGAGGTTCTCAAGAAGCTCGCCGCGCCTGTAGACACTAAAACAGGTGAAGTATCGACAGTCACTTCCGATCAAATGTACTCATTTCTGTTGACTTTCGTGGACGAGGCTACTAACATCGCGGCTCTTGTGTCTGATCAGGATGCTCAATGGGTAACGGAAAACCTCACATCAAGTGATATGACCGAGTTTGTCCTCCCTTTATCACTAAACATTTTCAACAAGCTCAGCAAGGGTATGACCGACGCTTTCACCGCTCTGTCGACACTGGAGAAGAAGTAGAAAAGACAATCGCTGCTATTGTTGACTTCATGTGTTCTGAATATGGCTGGACACCGAACCAGGTCTTCAACTTGACACGAGCCACAGTTTCCGCTCTATTAGAATCGGCTATGAAAAGGAAGAAGGAGGAATATAAATTTTATGCAAGCTGTGCGGGGGCTAAGTTACAAGAGGAGATTTCTACTTCTGAGGATTTACTACGCCAAGTGAAGCAGTCAGGGATACCGTTTGAGGTGAAGAAGTAATGCCGGAAGAGTACGTCGTTGAAGTAAGATTAGAGAACAAAGAGAGCTTAGATGTTCTTGCACACTCACTCAGTGAAGTTTATGGTGAGTTAAGACGTCTCAACACCTCACTTAACCAATTTCAAAAAGATGCTCTTACTACAGCACGCGCCGTCCAGGAATGCACGGAATCTATGCGAGATATAACTCAGGAAATCGCTGAGAGTACAAAAGTACTAAAAACCCAAAATATTGTAACTCAAAAGTCAACAAAACAGACCACCCAACTAGCGTCGGCGAATCAGCGTACAACCGCTGAGGTTAAGAAACAAGCAACGGCTCTAACTCAATTAAGAGGAGTAATGTTGGGTGTCGCGGCTGCGGTAGCTGTTGCCGTTGTCGCTTACACAAAACAAGAAAAGATCCTAAAAGCTGTGAACATGCTTGAGCACCGTAAGCTTACTCTTGCGGTGCTCCTTAAAAAGGCGGTTGAAAAGAATCTCATCACTTGGGGTACTGCTGCAAAAGTACTAGTAGGGTATGGTACGGGACTTAAGTCAGCCAGCTGGGCCGCAAACACCCTCACTAAATCAATGACAAAGACAGCGTTCGCTGCGGTGGTCAACACTAAGCAATTTCAAGAAGTGGCACGCGTCTTATCTCAGTTCACGACTACATCAAACATTGCAAGCGCTGCTGTAGAAGGAGTGAAGCAAGGACTAATTGAGTCAGCTAGAAGCTCTGAAGAGACCAAAGCGGCACTAGTTGGGATCTACTCTGTGCTGAAAACAATCGACGCCGCCAGTAACGCATATCAACGGCTGACTACTACTCAAGAGATGAACAGGCGGAGCGCTCTGGAATTGACAGAACAAATTCTGAAGACAATTAACGCGAGTCAACAAGAAACCGAGGAAATAGACAGAGAAGCTAAGGTAACCAGACACGCTACTATGGAAGCTGAGAGGCGAACAACGGTTCTAACATGGATGAAGCGGGCGTTAATCGGAGTCGCAGCAGCGGTAGCAGCGGTTACGATCTCACAACGTCAGCGGGAAAGAATTGAAAGTATTCTTTACAAGCTCGATCAGCGAAGGCACGTTATGGCGTTATCACTCGCTGCACGCCTCGCTGAGTACGAAGCGCAACACAGAACCACTGCGCGTGTTCTCGCATCGTTTGGTTCTGTTGTGTCGAGTTTAATAAGGACCACTTACAACTACGCACGAGGCTCATATGATGCCCGTGTAGCTGTTAATGCGTTTACGAAAACAGTAAAGACCGCAATTACTACTACAGTCACCGAATTACGCCGAGCCCCTACCGAATGGCTTAGACTAGTTAAATCCAGTTTTCTGGAAGCATCAAGGCTGATCGATGTTTATTTAGCATCCGCTACGGGAAGGACGACCAGAGCGTTGGGTTTTCTCCTTGTTATGATTCCTAAGAACGTGGCTATAGCTTTAGTTTCGGCCTTGTCCGGCATTGTAAGTAAAGTTCTACCTACGTTCGTAAGGGAGCTGGGGGGCGCGCTACTAAGCGTTCGGGAGAATTTTGCTGAGGCCGCAAAAGGCTCTACAGCGCTTAAGGCAGCTCTCGTGTCGCTAAAGTCTTTGGCTAGAGATGTAGGAGTAGCCTTTATAAATCTCGGTAAAGGAGTACACACCGCGATCTTAACTGGTGTTGTTGCTACCACAACGCTGTCGAAATCCGTTATGGATGAGGCGGCCAAATCAGCTACAACCTTTGGTGAAACCATGAAGGGTGTCGCAAAAGCATTAATCGCACCAGTCGCCGCTATCGTCACACCCTTTACTGACCTCCCTGGTGTTTTAATCCCAAAGCTAAGGGAAGTGATGACTACCTTCAAGCAGTTTGAAGTTTCAACCTGGAGTCTGGCTCGCACCACCTACGAGGCCACTAGAGAGTCAGCTTCTGCGTTAAGAAGCTTCGCCGCCGCGTCCAAAGTTTTCTTAGTTGCTCATTTAGACGCTGTGAAAGACGTTATAGGAGCGTCGGTAAAGCATTTTAAAATTTGGCTAGCTACGTTGAGAGTCAGTGAGAAACAGATTCCTCTCTTGTTGAAACCCTTTACTCTATTACTTGGTTCCTTAGCGATTCTGTCAGGGAGGTTGCTGAAACTCTCCCCGTCATTCAAATCCTTTGGTACTACTATAGAAAGCGCCGGTTGGGCCCTGAACAGAGCTAGTTCGTTCACTCGAGTTTTCAGCGCTGTCACAACTAATCTTGATCGTGGATTAACTGAGATAACAGGCACTAGCAAGTCAGTAACAAGAGGATTCGGTGAGGTAGCAAAGGCAGCCGGGCTGCAAAAAGAATCAATTTTGGGTTTGCTTGGTGGTCTTGGTAAGTTAGTGGTCCACTACCTTTTGGTATATAAGTGGCATTTGACTGTTGCGCACGGACTCGAAGCACTTTCCCACCTTATAGCAAATATTGGGAGAACTTGGGTCGCATCGCTTCACCACGCGTTTGAAGTTAGTGTTGAATTCCTTCGCACCGAGTTAGATTTAATCCGCGCGACTCAACGGTACCAGGAACTCACTAAGGATGCAACTAGAACAACAGCAGAGTGGGTGGATTGGACGGACAAGCTCGCTATCTCCCTCGGTAAGGATATCGCTCCAATGAGACGCGTCACTGGTGTGTTGCTCGATTACGCTGCTGTGTATGGTTTAACTAGGAGTGAAACTGAACGGTTTATAAAACTGATGATTGATGTGTCTACGTATTTAGGAACTGATGTATTTATGGCACTACGCCACGTTCGTGGTGCCCTAGCTGGGCTCAGTTTGTCTGCTATGTATTTAGGCATCCAAGTAGAGGCGCTGAAAGACAGAACTAAACATTACGAGGAGCAGTTACGGAAGACCGGCGTCGCAGCGGGTGTCGATATAAAACAGAAAGCCAGATTGTTGGCTTTAATGGATGAGTTGAACTATCTGCAAGGAATGACCAATAAGTTGATGGATACAGGGTACGGTGCTGTTCATAGATACAAAGTTGCCCAGCAGGCACTTGCTAATGCGATTGGTGAAGCCGCCGCGCCCGCGATGAGTTCCTTATACAACATAATGACGAAGGTTATTGGAGGTATACTTGGGTTGGGTCGCGGCTTTATGAGAGCGTATGTTGGTGTAAAGGCCTTCTTAGGTGTCGCGTTACAGTTCGCTGGATCTATAGGGGTCTTAGCTGCTAAGGTGTTAATCTTAATGGAAACCTTACATATGTTAGAAGTAGTTCTTACGTTCGTCAACAAGTCTCTCTACTCACTACCTATAGCCTCCGTTCCATTTTTACGTTCTATTTTACGAATGGAAGGTGAAGCAGTTAAGTTTAAGGATATCTGGACCGTCGCCGGTAACACAATACGCTTTGGAGCCCGTTTGGCGCTCCGTGAAATAAAAGATCTCGTGGTTAGTGGGGTCTCAATGCTGTCCAAACTCGCAGCCTCAGCTACCGCCGCTTCGAAAGCGTTCTTGACTATAAGGGTTCCCACGTTCGCGGTCGCGACTCTTTACGGTGAACGCTTCGCTCGCGCTATTGCCAAGCAAGATACGGTTGCTTCAAGGTTAACCGAAACTTTGAGATCAGTAGGAAGGGCCAATCTTGAGACTGGTGTCCATATGGCCGCGTGTGCAACAAGCTTTATGTGGCTTAGACACAATGTAGTCTTATGCACTAAGAAGATCCTAGATTTCGGGAAAGCGATAGTGCAAATGGGGAGGTTGATTTTATTTGTACGTATCCCCGAACTCATTAAAAATTTCAAAGACTTAGCTATAACAATAGCAGGCGCTGGTGTCGCTGTGGTTCAGTGGATGTCTAAAGCTCGTACGCCCGCAACAAAATACGCAGACACGATAGCTGAAACCGTGAGACGTACACATGGAATGGAAGCAGCAACGCGCGCTTGGGGTGGTGCCTTTTTACAAGCGATAGGCCTTGTAAAGCTATCAGAAACAAGGTTCGCTGGTTTGTTAGGGAGGTTTCGTGGGCTAATAACTTTCATCTCAAATATTGGGATTGGTACGCTTGGTGTTCTCGGTGAGAAGTTTAAGCTTCTTTGGTCAATAGTTCGTACTGTAGGAGTAAGGTTCTCCCTCATTGCTATGGCTGTCCTTGGTGCCTTCAGGGCTTTTGAAAATCTGATTAATGCGATCTCGGAGACATTTGGCGTGACCATCAAGCTAACCACGGTGATCAAAGCAGTTGGTACTATCTTATACGACATTGTAAAACCCATCGTTTGGTTAGGGAAATTGGCAGTCGATGTTATTGCTGGTGTATTAACAGAGGCGTTTGCTGGGTTGTCTCTAACGTTAGGGCTTACCCTCAAGCTTTTAGAAAGGTTCCCTTGGATTGGGGGTAAAGTAAAAGGCTTAGGAGATAAATTCGTTGAGCTATCATTCCGGTTAGATGAGATGGCAAAAGGATCGAAGACATCAGTAAAAGCGACGCGTGATCTCCGAACTGAAATAGAGAATTTGATTAAAACCCTGGAAACCCGCGAAAGGGAGAGAGGGTTAAACTTAGCTGTTGCTGAGTCTTATAAGGTACTAATTGAAAGAGCGATCGACTACAAATACGCGCTAGAAGCTGAACAGAAGCTGAGAAGGGATCTGGAAGAAACAAAGAAAAGTGGCATCCTGTCCGAGAGGGCACTACGGGCACAAAGAGAGCACCTCCAAAAAGTTACTTTAGAGGCGAATTCAGCAGAGAATAAGTTTAAGAAAGCTATTGAAGAGACAACAAAAGCTACAAAGACCGAGATCGATCAGGTAAAGAACTTAGGCGACGCCTACATAGAACATCTCCGTACCCACAGGGGGCTAGAACCAGCTTTAAAGGACCAGGCTACGCTGTATGGATTGATCAGTAAGGTTCAGGAAGATCAGGCTCGCTTAATGGTGGGGAGCGCGTCGGCCGCACAAGATCTCGCAAGCGACTTTGACCAGTTAGCGGATCTGTTCTCCAAATGGGCAGAGACAGCCGACGCTGAAGCGAAACCCGCGTTAGAAGCACAAGCAAAACACTTAAAGAAATTAGCAGAGGAGTTACGAGAGGTAGGAGGAAATTTAGAGGAACACCCTGAGTTATTAGATAAACTCACAGATGCTTACACAAAAAGTGCCGCGGCAACTGCAGTATTCTCTTCTGAGACCAAAAAACTAAAATTACAACAAGACCTACTAAGAGCCGCCATAGAAGCAGCGGCCAAGGCACCTCCTTTAAAACCAGAGACTCCAGAAGAGTTTAAAAAGCGACTCGCAGAGGTTGTCGCTATAGAAAAGGAGCTCCGGAGAATCCGTGAGGAAGGATACAAAAAGCTTCAGATTCAAGCAGCACTGGGTGTAGACACACTTGATGAACAGATCAAACGTGAGGTAGCGCTCACCAGGAAGATTCGGGAGAAGCTCAACGCCTTAAGAGAAGGTTCCGAGGTGTATGAGGAGACTTTCCGTCAGTATCGCTCACATATCGAGAAAGTGGTTTCATTACAGACTCAGTTCATCAGCCAGGTCGCTAAATCATCAGAGGCATACCTTAGCGGAGTGAAAAGCGCGCGCGACTTTGAGGCACAGCGGCTTGAATTACTAAGAAGGGGCTCAGCAGAGTACGAGGCGGCTCATGCTAGAAGAAAGGCGTTAGACGCGGATTATGTAGGGAGCCTCGAACGAATAATTAGTGCTTACGAGAAGCTCGCAACGTCTGCTGTTGTAGCACCTCGCGCGAGACAAGCTGCATTAGAGCAACTTCGTTCAATACATACTAATCTCATTCAACAGGTTCGCACCTTGCAGCTAGAGTATCTCAGAGCACAGAAGAATGTAGAAAAAATGCGAGACGCACTTGATGTCATGCGGATGGAGTTCAGACACGCTGAGGAAGATATGGTAAACGTTCACAAGTCAGCGGAGGATAGGAAGCGCGAGGCTTCCGAACGAGCAGAAGAGTATATGTCGAAAGCGTGGGACCGCTACTACAAAGGGAATTACGAAGCCGCAGAGAATCTCGCTCGGAAAGCTATACCTTTGTATAAGCAGATGGCCGAAGCAGCAGCTGAAAAAGCAAAAGAAATGTGGAAGGGCGCAGGCCCAGAAATAGCTGAGTTTATGGCGAAGCAAGCACGTGAAGAGGGTGCCCGTAAGGTAAAAGAGGTTCATGATTTCATACTAATGCTCGCTGACAAACGCATCGAGAAGGAAAAAGAGGAAGCTGCAAATATAAAAGAGACGATGGAAAAGATGACCAAACTATTAGAAGACCATAAAGCCGCTTTTGAGGCATCAGAGGAGTGGGCAACTCGGTATTACACTAAGTTAGAAGAAAGAATATCTTCATTGATCAAGAAGCTGAAAGAACTGCCCAGAGAGATACATGTGAGGATTATTGTTGAAGAAAGCCGTCACGTGGGTGGACTTATTGGTAAATATCTACGTCGCCAGTTTGGTGGGTTGGTTCCTGGCACAGGCAAAGGAGATATTGTGCCTGCATTGTTAGAACCAGGAGAGTATGTAATACCAACACGTGTAGTGGAAAGATTGGGGGTGTCCTTCTTCGAATCATTACGTAAGAACACCCCCTTAACTCCTCCCCCAGTCGTTCGGATGCAAGAAGGAGGACTTGTACCAGAACCTGCGGCTGAACGAGTAGTACGACTCGACTTTAGAGTAGGTTCTGAAACGTATCCGCTTAGGGGGAGGCCAGATGTGGTCGACGGTTTAGTTAAAGCGTTGAAAAGGAAAGCGTTAGTAGGTGCAAACGCATGAGTTTAAAGTTTAAGTTAGCAGGAATTGAGTTACCTGACATGCTTTGGGTTGATGAAAAACTAGTTAGTGAAGTAACAGGATCTGTAGATAGGACTTTGGGGGGCACAGAAATCGTGTGGGAACATACTTTGATCGGCGGAAGGCCAATCACACTAACTACAAAATTAGGTGAATGGAGGCTGTCAACATTTACCGAAGATCAACTTGATGAGGTCCTCGAATTGGCACGGGTCCCCAACGCAACCTACAACTTAACCCATGATGGGAGTACTTACAGGGTCCGTTTTGCCCACGAAGACCCTCCATGTATTGAGATGAACCAAATTTACCCTAGTGGGCTGTACGACGTTGTACTAAAACTACGTGAAGTAAAGCAGCTTTAGGAGGTGAAATATGGCTGTAACAAGAGACGATTTGGCATTTGTGAAAAGCGCAACTGTTACGGACACAGACAACAACGGTGGGCGAAAAAGTTACATCGAGGTACCAAACCGTACTCGGTTTAATCTATTCCCTCGCGTAACACGTCCTGAGAGGATGAATGGTAAAACTAGATACCGTAAAGAGTTTCTATGGAACAAAAACGCAGCAAATGAAGTTGCATATGGTGTGTTAGCTTACATCTTATACCCCAGTCCGGCGGGTGACAGGTTTTATCTAGCTGAGGGGACACAGACAGACACTCAAGGGGATATTGATGACAGCTATAAATGGTATGGTGGAGGCGCACTACACTCAGACGTAACTGCTGGTGCAACTCAAATCTCGATCGAGTTTGAAAGTGATGACTACCATATTGCAAACGGGATGACTATCGCAATCAACAGTCACTTCTTGGTTGGCCAAACAATCATGGCTGGTGTGAGAGCGTTTGACGCGGTGAAATTCGATTCTGTACAAGGTATGTGGGTAAAGGAATCTGCACCTGACGCGGACTCTGAAGACGTATACCCATATGGAACGTATTTAGGAAACAATAAAGTATTCAGCTACAATGACAACGGAGAACTAGAGTACCTCACTGTTGCAAATGACAAATATGAGAATGAAGTAATTGGAACTGGAGATGGGAACACAACTAACTTCACTGATACATTAGAACACCCTCCTGTGGAGCCGAACACAGTAGTAGTTTACTATACTATCGGAGGAGCTACTTATACTGGGTTTGCTGATGAAAACGGAAATATCACGGGGACAAACATTTCATCCGGTTCTGTAAACTCGGATGGACTTATTAACCTTACCTTCACCGCGGCTCCTGATTCTGGAACACAAATAACGTGTGACTACACTAAACGAGCTTACTCTTGGAGTGGGTATGTTTGTACTATAGACTTAGCGGAACCTGTTGCGAATGATTACCTCGCTGCGAACACTTTTGTAGGTATATGCGTCCCTATTGGGGATATAGAACCGAGTCACTCCGATGTAGTGGTCAATTCAGCAAACGGGACTTTCAACCACGCATTGATGACCGAAGATAACCAAGGCACAGTAGAGGATGACTGGACTATAACATTCACTAGCGCGACCGAGTTCACTTGCTCTGGTGCTAACGAAGGAAGTGTCGGTACTGGAAATATCACCTCGAGCTTTAGCCCAATAAACTCAAACACAGGTCAGCCTTACTTTACGATTCCTCCTTCCGCTTGGGGAGGTGCTTGGGTGTCGGGTGATACTATTACTTTTAAAACTCACCCCGCAGCTGCACCACTGTGGTGGAAGGAAGTAGTTCCGGCTGGGATTGGCCCATACAGTGATAATGGTGTGATGTTGGAAATCTATGTCGAATAAGGGAGTGCTCAAGTGCCCGTTGTACTTTTCGGCCAAACGACAGGCAAGGCCTTCGTTCAAACACGTAGCGGAATTCTAACCAATTCAGGAGGACAATACTTACAGTTATCCCTTCTGAGGGAAGCACATATCCCTTGGTATCTAATAACTAGTTCAGGAAGCGTGCTGAACCAGTTCCAAGCTCAACCACTAATATGGCTGATGCGTCAATGGGGATTAATCGAGTTCCCACCACCAAAGAACATAACTCGGTTTTTAAAGAACACAGTTACAAAACTCAACATACCTCTACGGAGTTATCCTGTAACTCAAATCATTGATGGCGCTGCGCAACAGCTGAAAAACACAATCGTGAAATACAACACTCCATCACACATCTACCATGTGAACCAGATTACTGATGGGATCGCGCAGCAGCTGAAGAGCCTAATCTCTAGTGACCCAACGCAAAGAAGCCAATTCCTACGTAACGTTTTGACCACATTTACATTGACTGCTGAGCATTATCTACGATCGTCAGTTGGTGGCGCCCCGAGCGATCTGGTGGGTTTTGGTGACGGGGTGAGTACGATGTTCACCAGCACCTTGACTTATGTACCACACATATCTTCTGTCGTTATCCATTACACCATCAATGGTGTTTCATACGAAGGTGTTGCTGATGAGAACGGGACTATAACAGGTACCTACATAGCTAGTGGGGCCATTGATCTTAACGGTCATCTAACACTTACGTTCACAAACGCACCGGATATAGGTTCGTCAATCTTAGCTTCATATACTCGCAGGATGGTTGACTGGTCTTTAAAGGTTGATGGAGTTGATTTCAGTACGGTCGTGAGCGAAGTTCACGTTAGCCAAAGAGAGAGCGAAAAGATCAATCACATTGAGGTTACTGTGAAAGACCCTAGTAAATTCACAATGTGTGACCCCGCCCACAACTGGGGTGCAGAAAGGATTCAATTAACTGTTGGTGACACTACCTACTCTTTTCTTCTTGAGTCACGCGAAGGTTCAGAAGTAGAGTTCACAATTTGGGGAAGGGCTAAAGCAGCACTCTTAACAGAACCCTTCGCGGAGAAAGTCGACAAAGAGTGGATGGACCTAAATGCGTCGTCGATAGCATCAGAGTTAGCCGGCAGTGTGCCTCTAGACTGGGAAGCAGTGGACTACTATATTCCCTATGGTAGTTTTGAAGGTTACCCCTTAGATATAATAGGAAGGTTAGCTGAAACAGTAGGTGCTGTTGTCCGTACTAGACCAGATGGGAGCTTAGTAGTCAGACCGAAATTCACTGTTCGCCCGAAAGACTTGTCAGAGGTAACGGAAACACGTCGTTACGATCGTTATACCAACCTAGTTTCGTTGGATTACAGTGAAGAACTTCCTACCTGTAATGCTGTGGTTGTAAAAGGCGAGCCCACAGGTCATGAAGTTTCTTTTACACTGGAGATGGATGATGGTGAACCATGCTACGAAGCTGGCGTTGATAGCGCTTATATTCGCGTGTACTCGAATCCGGTTGGTTTTCCATACGAGGTCGTTTCAACAGGAACCGTGACAAAAGTACATGGTGCGAAAACGGAAGAGGTGGAGGAGACGATAACTATCACGAACGAGAGCGGCTCCCTTAGACGACCAGTTTACGGGGATTTTTCCTACACATGGGTAGGCAAGTGCCAGGGAAACGTGGTACGAACTGGGAAAACGCTTCATATTTCGGGCTGTAAGTGTGGTGTACTTCGTGTGAAATACACAACAAAGTATGATGTCTATAAAGTGTCGTGTGGAAAACTCGCACCTGATGAAAAGGAACGTCCCGTCCTAGTATGTGTTGTTGTCCCTGAAGAAGCCGCTGCTGTCTCAGTGAAGGTAGTCATGGGTAAAGGTGATAAGGAGTGTGATCCTATAGATGATGATCTAATATCAACGGACTCTGTTGCTGTAACTCGTGGGAAGTCATTCTTGGATGATAACTACTACCTTAAGAGAAAGTTCACCTTCCGGGTCCCGTATGAAGGTGCTGTCGATGGCGAAGTTGCTGACCTGGAAGACGATGTGCACAACTTGTACGGGCGCGGCTTGATACGGCAGGCTAATATTGTGATAAATCTTAGTGGAAGTACACGTAAAATTTGGCAAGATTTGGAGGTTGTTTGCTTTGAAAATCCACCTTCTTGAAGCCAGTGAAGAGCTTAAGACTGGTGTGGTTACAGGATTCCGTGAAGGCTTGTACATAGTAAAGGTTGGGGCTTCAACCATAAGAGCTACATCAAGTCACTCGTTCACAGTAGGCGATCGAGTTGTTGTGGGAAGAGCAGGAACACAATACGTTGTCATTGGGAAGAGAAAAGGAACCCCGCGCGAACCAAAGGTAGTCAGAGCTGATGTTTAGGAGCTGAAGGATGGCAGAAGTCACAAAAGGTAGCATCACTGTAACGTTTAAGGCACTGTGTGTTGCTGAACCAGGACATGGGATCACAGCCGAGTTAGATGCTGAGCGTAATGAAGGGAAGAACTGCTTCACATATGGAGAAAAAGTATATTTTAGGGTGTATACATACCCTCATGATATGCGGATCACACTGACGTCAAGTGACGGATCGATCAACGCGGAAGGAAGCAGTACAGAAACCATCGAAGATGAGATATTAACATTCGCTGACACAAAAGAAGCCTCAACACATCGATACATCCGGGCTCTCGTCTCATACGACTGGTTTGGGACGAGTTTGGGTCAGGTCACCTGTATTGGGGGTTCAACAATTGTGGCCGCTAAAGAAGGGTGCGCGGTACTACAACTGACATACACGAGCTTTTACCGTGTCTATAGCATAACTGTACCTCCTAGAGACTATGAGACCTACTTGGTTCTCATCCTTATTAAGGAAGTAGAGGAGAAGTAATGCCTGCTAGAAGTCAAATCCAAGTTGGGATCTCAAAGACTTGTGCTGGGGTTGAAGTAAAGTCCTTCACGCTTGAGTTAGACTCGGAAAAAAACAGAGGTCAATCCACATTCCCGCCTGGGGAATTCGCTTATGTTCGGTGCTTTCCTGCGCTGCTCAAACCAGAGTTAAGAGTAAGTATGGGCACTGCGAGACTTGAAGCGGAAGGCTTACCATTATCACAGGAAGACGAGATCACTTTCGCGCGGAGCAAGAGTGCTAATTTACGGTACCCTTATCACTCCAACTTTGAATGGGAGTGGGTAGGACGTGAAGGGCCCCCACCAAAAGTAACTACTGAGGGTACGATCTTATTAAGCGAAGAGTTTTCAGGAATCCTTAAAGTTAAATATCAGACCTTATTCGATCGAATTGAAGTGCATTGTACAGAAGAAGCGTCGGTGCTCTTAGAAGCTATAAAGGAAGATAGATACGGCCACATCACCCTAAGGTGGAAGCCAGAAACCCGCGAAGTGTACCTGACCGTGAGAGATGCTTGCACTCGTACAATAATCCCAAGTGTCTTTGTGTGGGTTGATGGTAAGTACATAGGAACAACAGACTTACAAGGAAGGATTTATTTGGGGAAGTTAAAGGTTGGGACACATTCGTTAAAAATGTCAAAGTATGGATACCAGGACAGCGACTCAGACACAATTGCGAATGACTCTTTTACTGTGTCATGACGGAACTAATTGCATACTTATGCCCACACCCTTGGAGACCACGTGGGTTGTGTAATCCCACGAACGTCAAAGCTTCTACGTCTTCTAGGACAGAAGGTGATAAAACCGAAGTTGAAACCTTCCTATGCCCTGAAGGTTTCGAGTGCAACCGAACCGAAGTGAAAGCATATTTACTTCCAAAAGATAGAAACGCAATTGACTGCCTACTCTGCGTTCCTACGTGTACTGACTCAGATGTTGAACCAACACCAGAAATCGCGAACGAAAGCTTTTGTATGAAGATGTTGGATTTACACAATGACGCTAGAGTGACACACCCAGATGAATGCCCCCCTGCCGAGTGTAGGCACTTGGAGTTAGATAAAGCCTTGTGTGAGATAGCGTTCTGGCACGCGCGCGACATGGTCGAAAATGACTACTTCCGGCACACTGATAGTTTTGGCAGGGATCATACTGCGAGACTAGAGTATTTCGGATATAAAAAAGTACCCACAAGCGAGAATATAGCCTGTAAGGAATATGTCAACACATTCAAAGGAACTTCCGCTGTTGCTATAGACTTGTTTGAGGGGTGGATGTCTAGCTCTGGACATCGTGGTAATATTATGAACCCGGCGTTTAATAGGGTAGGTTTCGGAATAGCGTATTGGATGTGGACAGATAACGTAGGAAATGTATATAAGAAGTATATAGCCGTCGCGATCTTCGCGAGTGATGATGGTCCATTCGAGAGCGCGGTTGTAGCTAAGCCGGAGCTACCATGTACAGGCGAATGTGTCGAAAAGATTCACTGGCATCAGGATTATAAATTGGTTAAAGTATGGTATGAAGACGAATGGATCGAGTACAAAGAACCCAAACCGGTAATTATCACTCAGATAAAGCTCCCTCAAATTTGTGCTCTCTACAAAATACGGTTTCAATTCGAGCTAGGACCATGTTACGTTGAGTACTATCTAGACCAAGAAAAGAGCCCCATCCCAAGTGATAATAGGTTGGAGTTTGCGTGGAATAACAAAGAAGCGATAGGCAACTCATATATACAGGATAGGGTGTGGACAATACGTTGGAATTTCGCTGACAGTCAGCATTGCTTCTATCCTGGGAGCTATATGATAGTTTATGGGTGGCTAAAAGACTATGAGGACGAATGCAATCCTTTCATAATAGGATTTGGTTGGTTTGAGACCCACTGCTGGACGAGTGGTATAATACGAGGATGTGGCTTGCTGGACTCAGATGGTAACGTAATAGAAGGCGGTATAGGAGTGACAATGAAGGATCGCTGGGTTGGGGACTCGCGTTTGCATTGGTTAGTGGACTTCAAAGGGAGCTACTTCTGGTTAAGATGTAGTGACTCTTATAGGTATAACATAGGCGAACGTGGGGTTATCCTAAAGGGTGGCACTAGCAAGTCCTTAGACCAAAAAGGGAACCTTGTGTTAGAACCAGCGTGTCGTGGTCCAGTTCCGTGGGGTGCAGACTACCCGTTCGTCTACAAAGCACCTGACGGAAGAATGTTTTTCGACCCAATAAGTGATAGCAACGTAGCGTACACTTTGGATCGTGGGTCAGATATATTACTTCCCGTAAGATTCTGGTGGTAAGATGTCAGAGTATAATATAACAAACGCAGACAGTATGGTTGGTAGGTTCCATAAATGGGCGAGGATCCTCAGCCTGTGTGAGCCCGGTGATAAAGCGAAAGTGGAAATCCTGGACGGTGGGCTTAACCCAACAGGTGAAATTTACGATAATGTTTTGTTTCATTATCATTGCACACCCACTACCTTAGAAATAGGTGGAACGTCCGAGCACGCCGCTTCAGCGTTTGACATTGGAGATATAGTTGTATTACGGTTTGACGAAGGCACTCCCAGGATAGTCTCTAGGAAGTTTGGTTTAGCTGAATGTTCCGAAATAAGTGGCTTTCTGGAAGTAAGACGTGGTGGACTACCAACACGCTGTGTAAAGCCCGTATTCCTTCTAGGCTATTACTATGGCAACCCGCGGTTTTTACTGTACGACATCTACAACGAAAGCTTAGAGGATCGGGAGGCACAAATAGTCGCGGTGAGTCATCACGCAGCTGTAATGCATAAGGGTCTGATGTACGTTTTAGGTGGATCAACATCAAGTGGTGTAACGAGTACTTACTACGCATATAACCCCCAAACAGACATTTGGCGGATTTTGGGATTTATGCCAGGTGTACGGTTCAACCACTCAGCGGCTGTGTGGGGGAATAGTATATACGTTCTAGGTGGAACATGCCCTAACCCCAACCCACCACCAACTTACTTGGTCAACAACACATTCTGGCGATGCAGACTTGACAATATAGCGGTAGAACATTTCACGCTTCACAACCCCATCTTCACAACTTATCTACAACATTCTCCCATTATTCCAAGAACTTTAACCGTCAAATACACTAGAAGTGACAGAACATACACGCTTTGGGACACTGGTGAGGGGTTAAGTGACACTCGAACTGATTCCTCAATTCAGACCTCTATAGACTTAGTTACCGCGGGGGGTTCAACGAAGCTCACTTCATATGGATGGTATTCCGATGAACGAGCAGGTGCTGGATGGGTTCGGAATTATGACAGGGAGTTTTACCTCAATTTATTCTACACCCCTAAACCGGTCGACATCGAAGTGAAATACGAGTACGCAACGTGGTCCAGCATGCCAAATGCACCTTTTTGTGTCACAGGCCACACAGCAGTAGTGATAGGGGACAAAATGTACGTGTACGGTGGTGAGCGGGAAGACGCTCCTTGTGGTGAAGGTAACCCACCAGTACGTGACAACAAACTATATTCGTTTGATTTCCTCACTAACACATGGGCTCAACTACAAGACTGCCCGTTCCACCCAAACGGTTGCGTAGGCCATATAGGACTAACTGACGGTGAGAGAATGTACATCTTCGGGGGATACGATGGTTCCAGTTGTAGAGATGAACTTCTCATGTACGATGGAAGCTGGCACCTTATTAGCCACGGGCCTCGCGGTCTTTCAGACGCTGCTGGCGTAATTTACGGGAGTAAAATCTACATCTTCGGCGGAATCTATCAAGAAGGCGGTTCTTACTTAGTGAGTGACAAAATGTACGTCTACGACCTTGAGTCCGGTACTTGGTCTACTTATGACTTTACAGATATGTGCTATCACACAGCCGCTGTACGCGCCGCTTGACTATTCACTTCCTCAGAAATATGATGGTGTGTAGCTACGGAGAGGTTGGATATGGCTTTTACTTGGTCTAGCGAAGACGCAGCAGGTGGTACTGCCTGGCCATGGCCTGGGATGACCCGTCAAGAAGCTATTAGATGCGCAGCGTTAGAGAAGCTAAGAAGGCTTAGAGAAGCCGCGAAGAGGGAGCGTCGCGGCCTTTTCCCGGAAGAAGAGCCACGCTCTGAAGAAGAAGCTGAACGCTACTTTGGACCGTCGTACTTAGGTGATTGGAATGATTTACTACAGCAAGAGGATATACCCGCGTGGTTGGCGAGTTGGCTTTACTTAAATTACGGAGAACACCCAGAGACATACTGGTATTCGGGTGGGTCTACGGGTGATCCAAGGAGAGCGTGTCCCCACTGTAACAGCTCAACAGAGCCTGAGCCAGAACCGGAGCCTGAACCAGAACCACCTCCTCCGCCCCCTCCTGAGCCTGAAGAAGAGGAACCGCCAACGGACCTAAACGGGTATAAACTACCTGGCTTCAGTTCGGGAGACCTTGTGCTCAATAAAGATCACTGCTTTGTGACGTGCATCGCGAGGGGGTACAACTCGAAGCTGTGTGTGCTAAAGTCACCCGATCTCTACCATTGGTCCATACATCAAGCGGACGCGCAACCATCACTAGTACGCGCTGTAACTCTCTCCCAAAATGATGTACGAGTGTATGGTAACTACGGCTCTATGCACGTAAAAGGATCTCGCTTCCATTCTGACACCAATTCGTTTGATGACCCTGGCTTTGCGCACATGCGGCGCCTGACAAGTAACGATGAGTTGGAACAAGACGCTGCGGGCGAGGTCTTTTTTAGCTCCGAAGAAGGCTATGCACGGTCCGCATCTCCAAAGGGTGGATACCATGAAATTCGTAGCGCTTCTGATGGTGTCTACTACAGACAGAAGGGAGCTTCAAGTGAAGAAAAGATCTTTGATATAAATAACGCCCTTATATGTTGCGACTGTACACCTGCTGATGAATTGTATGTGGTCGCCTATGATCCAAGTACGAAAAAGATCCACCTTCGTGTGAAGACCACAACTGGGTGGAGTGACGCATCAACATATACACTCTCTCAAGATGTTAACGCTATCGACGTTGCAACCAATTCAAAAGGCGAAGTGTATTTACTCACACAAATCGAGCGAGATGAAGACGTCTTGATCAAAATCTATCAAGTTGAATTGTGAGGTGAGACGAAGTGTACACCGAGATAGTTCCAAGTGACGACTTGGCTTGGGGAGGCTACTTCATTGTCAACTCATCTGCTGGGCCTGGTGGGTCAATCAACCCCAGTGGTTCGTTCTCTGTCCCAGCAGGATCAGAAGTCACATTCACTCTAACACCAGATCCTGGCTACGCAGTTAAGAGCCTCCAAGTCAACGGTGTGGTAGTAAGCAGAAAACAAACCTATACATTGACTGTTTACCAAGATTCAGAAGTCGTCGCAACATTTGCCCCCCTTCCCGTGATTTCGGCTTCCGCGGGTGATCACGGCACTATCATTCCTAAAGGAGACATAATTGTACCTCTTTATTCAGACGCGATGTTCTGGATCATCCCCGAGCCTAACTACAGAATCCAAGAGGTCACAGTTGATGGAGAGACTATAGGTGCAGTGGGTTTTTATGTTTTTGAGGGTGTGACAACAGATCACACAATCCATGCTGAATTTACTGTTGGTGCTGGTACACACACCATAACCGCAACTGCTGGCACACATGGTTACATTGTGCCAAGCGGGGTTATAGAAGTAACAGATGGTCAATCAATCAGCTTCGATATATGGCCTGATGATGGGTACCATATAGATTATGTTTTAGTTGACGGGGTGTCCGTTGGGGCATGCTCAACATATACATTCACAAACGTAACATCGGATCATACCATTCACGTCGAGTTCGCTGAAGAGGGTACATACACTATAACCGCAACTGCTGGCACACACGGTGTTATCATACCTTCAGGTGTTGTAACCGTTAAGGCGAACTCAAACATTAGCTTCTCCATTGCCCCTGATGAGGACTACTGTGTCAGTAACATAGTAGTTGATGGAGTAAGTGTAGGGGCCGCACAAGCGTATAGCTTCATAAATGTAACATCAGATCACACAATCCATGCCGAGTTTACTCTGTGCGTACCTGGTGAGACAGTCATAGAAGACCTACGGGTCTATCCTGGTAACCTTGTGAGGTGGGAAACAGGACAACTATGGTGTGTTGCTGTTCATGAACAGGATGACAGAACCCCAAAGCTAATTTTAGCTACATCAACAGACAATGGGCATAGTTGGACTCACGTTCCATTATCCGCAGCTATAGAAGGAGAACAGTTCAGGCCTGACATAGCCATTGACTCACAAGGAACCCTCCATCTTGTTTGGGAGAACAGGGGAAGTGGCGCTAATCCAGAATACTCCAACATCCAATACATCTCAAGGACCTTAAGTGGTGAGTGGTCAACGCTCGAATGGCTGTCGAGTGAGCTATTTGATCAAGACCACCCACATATCGCGGTTGACGCAAATGACGCTGTTCATGTTATATGGACGGGGAAAACCACAGATTACCCCGATAAGAAAGTAATTCAACACCGGGTGCTAGTTGGAGGAACATGGAGCACAACTGAGGTTATTTACCACGACGATACTTATGACGGACTCACCCCAGATCTCGCAATTTCTGGCTTAACTGTTTTAGCCACATGGGTTGCTGGTATAGATAACCAACGGTTGTTGTATGCACGTAAGTACACCGATAGTTGGGGTGAAGCTACTCAGATTACTGGCAAAGGGTACGCTTATGACCCTGACGTAATGTATGGTGCTGATGGTGCCACAGTAGGCATCGTGTGCGTTGACAGTGAGACTTCAGCATACCATGTCTACAAGTCATTAAATTTAAACCCACTCGTCCGGGTAGACGCGCCTGCAGCGGATGAATATACAAATGCTTGGCCTTCTCTTTCAATAGGTATAAGTTATGGCTGTCATATTTTCTGGGCAGGTAAAGGTTGGGGTGCTCATCCAGATAGCTACAACATAATTCATGGGATTGATGGAGTCACTGCCCCTATCACGAATGATATGTATTCGAGTTATGGGCCAAACCCTTTGTGTAAAGACGCCCCGATTGTTAATTCAGCTCGAGTTGACCGCCCCTTACAAGGGTTCGCGCTCGTGTGGGTTTACAACCAAACTGAGCTAAGGTATTACCAAAGTCCAGATTTGAGGTGGGAACACCCTGTAGGATACTACGAAATAATTGCAACTTCTGAGGGTGGTGGTGACGTAATCCCACCCGGTGCTAGTTATGTTGCAGAAGGGGGCTCACTAACCTACTCCATTGTACCCCACCCACACCACAAGATCGATGATGTACAAGTTGACAGCACGTCCGTTGGGATAACTACGTGCTACACTTTCGCAGGCGTTACACAGGATCATACTATTCACGCCAAATTTAGCCCCATTTACCACACAATCCTTGCAACCGCAGGTGAGCACGGGTCCATAAACCCAATGACCGTATTCCTGACAGGTATGGTTATAGGCTCCTACGGCACTGGTAACGATCAATTCAAGTATCCACGTGACATCACTTGCGATGACACTTATATCTACGTTGCTGACGAATCCAATCACCGTGTGGTCAAAAGGTTAAAGTCTGATTTAAGCTTCGTAGCCGCAGTTGGAACTCAAGGGTCTGGTAATGATCAGTTTGATACGCCACGTGGTATCGCTTGTGATGACACTTATATTTACATTACTGATACTTACAATCAACGTGTGGTTAAAAGACTTAAATCAGACCTAAGCTATGTATCACAAGTAGGTTCCTACGGCTCTGGCAATGATCAATTTGCTGACCCAGAAGGGATAGCTTGTGATGACACTTATATTTACATTACTGATACTTACAATCACCGTGTGGTCAAAAGGTTAAAGTCTGATTTAAGCTTCGTAGCCGCAATCGGGTCTTCGGGTTCAGGGGACGACCAATTCTACGAACCGCGCGGAATAGCTTGTGACGACACTTATATCTACATCACCGATTACGGCAATTGTCGTGTGGTTAAAAGACTTAAATCAGACCTAAGCTATGTATCACAAGTAGGTTCCTACGGCTCTGGCAATGATCAATTTGGTAACCCAAAGGGAATAGCTTGTGATGACACTTATATTTACATTACTGACACTGGAAACAATCGGGTGGTCATAAGGAAAAAATCCGACTTAAGTTATGTATCACAAATTACCTCTTACGATGATGACAAACAGTTTGATAGCCCACAAGGCGTGGCTTGTGACGACCTCTACCTTTACATTGACGACACTAATAACTGCTGTGTGGTTAAAGAGCCAAAGTCGGACGAACCAATCTCAGAAGTAAAAGTAATAGACGGAGCGTGTATTTCGTTTGACATCATGCCCGATGAAGGATATCAGATTGACTACCTTTTAGTTGACGGAGTAACTATTGCACCAACTCCTACTTACATGTTCGAAAACGTAACGTCCGATCACACTATTCACGCCGAGTTCACCGAAGGTGGCCCGTACACAATTACCGCAACCGCTGGTACACATGGTATCATCGTACCTAGCGGGACTGTCACAGTCGCCGCAAACGCGAGTGCGTCCTTCCAAATGGTCCCAGAATTCGGCTACTGTGTGAGTCAAGTACTCGTAGATGGAAACGATGTTGAACCCACGCTGAATTACACATTTCACAATGTTCTTGCAAATCATACAATTCATGTTAACTTTGATAAAGGTACGCTTCCGATCCCTATAGTGATCGACAAAGAAGCAGCTTTCGGCCGGTTCTACTCGGCGCGTTCTTCATCAGGCGTCCTATGGGTGACCTACACCAAACGAGTAGACAACGTCAACCAGATTTTCGTGGCACAATCTTACGATCGTGGAGCTACTTGGTCAGTAGAAGCCATAACTGACTCATCATACGATCAAACAGACCCTGTTATGGTAATCGACTCCAGCGACATTGTATATGTTGTTTGGCGAGGTAAAGGTTGGGGGAACAACCCTGACAAATTCAACTTAGTTTGCCGAAGGAACGTACGGGGTGTTTGGGAAGACGCCATAGCTTTAACAGACATGCCGCATAATCAATGGGATCCTAATATTTCACTCGATGGTGACGATAGAGTGTTTGTGGTTTGGAGTGGTAAGGGATATGGCACACATTCAACCACCTCAAACATCTACATGATAACATATAGTGAGGGCTCCTGGAGTGATGTTGAATTAGTCACTGACGTGAGTCATTTTCAAGACAACCCACAAATAACAGTGGATCCTAATGGAAATGTATACGTGGTGTGGTCTGGGTATGGTTGGGGGGCATATCCCAACGACCTCAACGTGAAGCTACGAATTAAAAACAAGGACACTGGTTGGGGTAGTGTCCTAAACGTTACAGATGATGAAGGTTATTGGTTCGGTAGCAGTATAGTGTCAGACCTTGCAGGCACTGTTCACCTAGCGTGGTATGGCGGTTCCAGTGACTTCAACATTTACTACCGCACGTACTCAAAAGCATCTGGATTGAGCACTGTGGAAGCCGTTACTAGTAAAGAAGCGGGTGCACCACAGGTTGACCCCACATTAGGTGTAGACGCAGATAATAAAGTCTACCTCTTCTGGACGGGTCTGGGTTGGCCTGCGTGTGATTTTGCGTACAACTTGCGGAGTAAGGTGAAGTTGGGGGGCACGTGGTCTGATTTCCTGACCACAGATCTAATGAGTAATCAACGTAAGCCGCATCTTTTGTCAAACGTGTTCCCTACTGTAAGAAACGCTAAGACAAACTTCCCAAAGACAGGATTATTTATAACTTGGTATGGTAGCTTAAATGGATATAATGGGGCTACGTGGGATGAACCTGAACTCGAATTAGATCACCTCCACATTCAAGACGCTAGTACAAGGAAACCTAAGCCCGTGACAGGAATCACAGAAATTGACGAAGAATATGTCCAAACAGTCGCTCTTCAATTTTATCCTCTTCGCTACCTGCTTAAGGGTGCGAACTTATCCGCGGGTCAAAAATCTGAGTTTATAACAACAACACGTATGAATTACGGTTTAATCACTCTAGCATTTTCAGATGCTGGCGCGTCGGCGAGCATCCGCTTAGTACGGCGTGACCAAAGTGGAGTTGAGTCCTATTCAGACTTGATTACCATAAGCGCTCTTAATATTACATCTGGTGGTAAGTACAAGGGAGTAGAAAGAGTAGAAAAGCTTTATGGTGCACACTCAATCGCGGTTTATGTAGAGTCAATAACGTCTGGCACTGTGGATGTTTGGTTAGCTGCTGCGTAGGAGGAAGTACATGAAATTAAAGCTAAAAGAAAGTATTACTGTAGAAAAAGGCGCGGTATACCAGCCTGGGAACCTAATTTATGGTACCTCCACTACTAGCGGTGCAAACGAAATCCGTAGATGTAAAGGCTTTTCCTCCACTGTGACTGATCTTGTCACTTCCATTGAACAAGTGTATGGACTTGGCTGGGATGGAGAGCACCTTCTTAACTACGTCCATATATACGGTTGGGTCGAGAAGCGACAAGGTTTTTCGTCAACTATTATCGACACTATCACTCCTGCACACAGTGGGTACGACATCACATGGGGAGATGGCAACTTATATACAGCAACAAGTGATGAGATTTGGAAGTACAAAGGCTTTTCTGGTGAAGCAGATAGATGTATTTATAGTGGAAGTGGTGTGTATGGCCTTGCTTTTGATGGGAAAAACCTCTATAGTACCTGCTCCGTGAGTGGAGTGACTAAAATCAACAAACATAAAGGGTGTACTGGCACGATAACTGACAGTTTTGACTACCCCTACACGATGCCTCACGGGCTCGCTTGGGATGGGGAAAACATTTGCATCTCCGACCACTTTGAACTGTTGATCAGCCAGCAAGAAGGGTTTTCGGCTACTACAAAGTATGCTTTTCACGTTTCAGGCGTCGGCTACGTGGGTGGGCTGGCTTGGGAGTACTTCATGGGTGCACCCCGTGCGAGATTTATCTCTAGACTATTCCCCGTGCAAGATGGCGCGAGGTGTAGTTATCCTAGATCTGGATACTGTGTGATAATTAGTCTTGACTAGGAGGTAATTAAATGAAGTTTTTATTGGTCAAAATCAAAAGAACACAAATACCGGGCGGGAGGCATTACGATTATCCTGCGGAATACAACGCCCATAAAGTGTGGTTTGGACCTGTTTACGAAAGCACACTACCCGAAAACGAGAAGAAGATACTGGCACGTGGAGGCAAAGACGAATACTGCCTTATTGGGGTGAAAGACGAGGACGCTCCTAGCTTCCTAAAGAGTGGTGATATCACTGAAGTCACAGAAGAAGAAGCAAGAAAAATCGGAAACAAATGGACGAAACAGTTTGTTACTGTAGTGGACGCTAGAAAGGTTATGATGATAACCGCAAAAGCAGCGCTTGGGAAAACCCTAACGAAAGCAGAAAAAAACGCACTAGACCCAGACAAGCCTGAGATAGGGATCAACAAAACGAAATCCTTTGATGAGGTGCTCGATGAGTTCCTAGCCTCAGCTAAGTAAGATGAACAGAAAGGCTATCAAACCACCCCTAAAACTACCTCCACCCCGTGTTGTCAGACCTGAGGTTAAGGAAGTGAAGCAGTTGAAGGGGGAAACGCCTCAAACACCTTTAGGAGGTATTATTTACAAAACACCGCAAGAAAGGAGCGGTCTCTAGTCTCACTGTGGCATAAATAAATGTTGGCACCACGAAGCTTGAAGTCTTCGGGTGTCCAAAGTAAGACACCCCTCCCATACCACTCCAAGAGGGATAGTATGATCACCAAGCGGCGTGCTTTCGCTCGAATCATTTCAAGCACAGTAGCACCAGTTTGTTTATCGTACTCCCAGCTATGATGGAAGATTACATCATACTTTGACTTAAAAACTTGTCTCAAGATGTCGCCGTCATAAATGGTGTTATAGAGGCGTGCGTAATCGATTGAATAGGGTGTAACACAATCAAGGTGTATGTTAGGGAAGTAGGTACGGATACAGTACCCAATAAGTGCATTTTCGTTGTGCACCTCCAAAACGGATTTAGGAGGATTCTTCGTTAAAAGCGTAATCAAGGTAGTCAGAACTTGTGGGTTAATCATCTCCGACTACACTCTAAACTCTCCTTTATTAGCCGCTTTGGTAACGTTAAATCCAAACTATCTCTCATGTGATGGCAGAAACCAATCTCAAACAGCTTTTCCACAATAAGTTTATGACGTTTCGCGACTAATTCTTTAGTCACCTTCTCCCCTGACTTCAGTTTCATTCTTCTGCCTTTCTTTAACATAGACCACCACGCATGACAAATCCTATGATCGTCAAGTAACTGCTTTTTCCGCAAGACAGACAGCTTCTTCAGCTTTAAAAGCTTTGAGAGCGGCATCCCTTACATAATACCTACTAGTTCACTCGGCGTCAAGTAACCCTCTGCAGCTTGAAATAGTTTCAGCAAAACGTTATGGAGCAATTAAGGGGGGTGAAAATGAAGAAGATAATTGCTTGTAGTGACCTTCACATCCCCTACACAAGCCGCTACTTTATCACGTTCGCAAACTACGCGTGTGAAGCAGATATTGTTGTGTTTAACGGCGACATCCTCGACTTGGTAAGATGTAATGTAAAGGAGATAAAGAACAGTAAAACGGGGAGAGAGCTATTAGACGCTTTGAAGAAAGTGATCCTAAAGACAAAGACGGTCTTCGTCGAGGGTAACCACGACCCAGAACTAGGAAAATCGCTAACTGAACTACTAGGGTTCGAGGTTGAATCAGTGCCTTCCTACCGTTTAGGCAGAATGGGTTTCATACACGGTCACCAACTCGATCCAGCATGCAAACACTGGAACTGGAAACTCCTAACTAAGGTTGCGCCTTTCTTCTTCCGTCCACCCAGTGGGTGGAAGAAACGGAACCGGGAAAAGTGGAAGAAGAAAATAGGACTCATCTACACAAACGCGTTTACCTTTCTTGAAGAGAATCCGTGGTGTACCCTACTGGTAATCGGACATACTCATTACCCTAGTCTCCACGAACTAGAAACAGAACAGTGGTTAGCAGACTGCGGGGATATGACGGACTCTATAAGTGGAGTAAAAATAGAAAATGGAAAGGCTAAAATAATAACATTGTAGGCAAGAATGGGGGTGTGTAAGATGAAAAGAAGATTAGTAGTCCTCTTTTTACTATGTTCAATTGTGTGGGGATGTGCAGGAGGAAGCTTAAAAAAGTGGGGTAAGAGTTACAACAAATTCATGAAGCAAGCAGAAGCGTTGGCGGAAGTATTGTGTGAGCACAGTGAGTTCTCAAGTTGCTACTGGAAGGCGGTTCTCGGTAACGACATAAACAAACTACCCGCTGAGGCGTTAACCATCTTAAACGAAATAGAACAAATCACAAAGGGCAGAAGCGCTGAGGACTTGACAGAGTGTGAGAAAGGAAGACTCTTTGGACTTTGGAAGCGGTTCGCTTATTTAGTAGGTAAGGATGTCATAAAACGAGTCGTCCCGTTTATGATCAAATTTGCAGGTATGATATAATGGTTAGATTTTTAGCCTACCAAGGGACTGATTGGATCGCGAGGGTCATCAAATACCAAACTCAATCAGTCTACTCCCATATAGCATACCTCTGGAATGACAAATATGTGATAGAGTGCTGGCCCGAGCACTGGTACCAGCTGCTGAACGTGAGATGGAACAAACGTCCCCTTTTCAAAGGGTATAAAAAGGGGGACAAGTACGAGATCTGGGGCTTAGAAGTCAGCGAAGCACACAAGACGTTCATCCACAACTTCTTCTTAGGGCTAGTAAAGACGAGAGCCAAGTTCGACTACGTTGCTGGCTTCGGGCTATTCACCAAGTGGAGAAAGGAAAAGAAGGGTCAGTATTTTTGTTCTGAGGGGTGTATAGCCCCGTTGGTTAAGGTCTTTGAGTGGGATCACATAGCTCCTTGGAAGGTGACACCTGAAGCATTCGTTCAGATAATTCAAGCAGCGGGAGGAATACTAATAAAATCAGGAAGGGTGTAATGGGAAATTTACAAGGACGTTGGGAGGTTTACATTGCTGGGATACACATCTTGACGAAGGAAATAAAAGGAAAAGAAGGAAAAAATTACTTCCCATGGGGAAGCGAAGCGGTTTTGTTGGACTTTGAGGTTAAAGGAATGGAGTTACACTATAAGTATTTACCTATCAAGGACATTTTGGAAGAGGAAAGCGAACACGCCCTTAAGGGAACAATGTACATTAAAAATAAAAAGTGGTTCGAATTTATCATGCTCAGAACAAGTTAGGAGGGTACGATGGAAAGTAACCTTATAGCACAAAACCAGAATTGGCGTGTTCGCCAGTGTTTGCAACCCGGTGGGGAAGAGTACGCCATCACCAAAAGATCGGGGAGATACACTCTCTACCTACACGGGACAGAGGAGAAGCTGGCCTTCTATAATAAGCTTCGCTCACTCCTTGAATCCTATAAGGAGGGGGAGGAAGATCTATGGATGATATGTTTCGGTAGTCCACATTTGACCCCAGAGTTCTGCGTAGCACTAACTATTGAAGATGTTAGATTTCTCCTCGATGCAATACCAACTACGGAAACTATATACCCAACAAGGAGGACACAATGATAGACGAAAAAACATTAAAACAGCTTTACAAGAAGTTAAGAGGTAAACGTGGTTTTGTTGGCTTTTCAAGAGTAGAGCAGCCAGTCTTAGCCGAAGGTGTGGAAACAGGTGAGACAGGTATCAGGGTGTACGTTAGGAAGAAACTGCCCGTGAACTTACTCAGGGAGCAGGACATCATCCCATCTGAATTTAAAGGAAAGAGGGTTGATGTGGTTGAAGTGGGCGACGTTAAGGCCCTAAAAGTTGACAAAACAAAGGAGTTCAGACCAGTCGAAATCGGTGTATCTGTGGGACACATAAACATTACAGCCTGCAGCTTGGGTTTCTACCCTATTTACAAAGACGGTGTAGTCCTTGTAGGAGGTAACGCTCACTGCTATACTCCTGATGCGAGTTTAAGCCCGGAACAGATAAGGGAGAAGCGGATAGTCCAACCCGGAAGGTATCACGACAAAAACTCAGGCATAGTGGGTGAATATTTTTGGCATGAGAGGGTCGTCCCAGTAGATGAAGGGTGCCCGATTGGTAAAGCTGTTGTGAGTGTCCTCAACTTCTTGGCCAAATTAGTTGGGAGCGGAACAAGACTCACCCTAGAAAGAGATAACGTAAACCACATCGACTTCGCCGTGTACGTTCCTACTGTCGAACACATTAACAAGATAGCTGATGATAGTATTGATGAGTCGGCGCCTATGGTAGGCTTTCTCTTCGCGGGGAGCGATCAAGTGGGAGTAATATGCAAGGCTAGATACATTGTTGAAAAAGGCTTCACTTTCAATGTCCCTGTAGCTGAAGTACATAATGGTGACAGAGTGAAAGGTTGTTCCTTTTGGTGTATGCCCCCCGACACTCTCGTCATGGGAAATCCAACCCCTACTACTATAGCAAACGTCACTTCGGTGCTAGAAGCCGGAGGTGAGTTTAGTAAAGTCCTCACCCACTTCTCACGAGATTACGAAGGAGACCTATGTGATCTAACTGTCAAAGGTTATCGGGTTTCATTAACCCCCGAGCACCCAGTGCTGACAGCTCGCCCTTCTAACAAATATCATAAACAACAAGCAAAGGCGTTACTAAAATGGAAACCTGCTGGAGAAGTAACAACAGATGACTACGTCGCTATCCCAAAGATAAAAACACGTAACCACACTAAGGAGTACCATCTGGTCAGAACAAAATTTTCTCAGAAAAGAGTCCCACCTGTATTAGAGGTCAACGAAGATCTCGCGTGGATCATAGGGTTGTATATAGCAGAAGGCTCGTGCAGCCCCCAAGGTCTCATTCGGTGGACGCTGGGAGAACATGAGACGCACTTAATTCAGAAACTCAAACAAAAATTGGCTTCTGTATTTGGGCTCCGAATCAAAGAATACAAAGGTACAGGTACGCGATACATCGACATATATTGCTCGGACTTAATTGAAATGTTCAAACAATGTGGGAAAAACGCTCACGAGAAAGTAATCCCCTCTTTCATCCTTCGAGGACCTAAAGAAGTCTGGCGTTCGTGCATACAAGGGATTCAAGACGGTGATGGTTGTGAACTAAAGGCCTGGAACAAAATAAGCACCACATCCAAAAAGTTAATGTTTCAATTGATGATTTTGTGTGCCAGCCTTGGATATGGATTCACCACAACTTCGTTCTTTAATGGTGGTTTTGGACGCTCTATTATGATGCACCAAATCTCGATCCGAACTACAAAAAAGCGTGACTCGGGTTTTGAGGACGAAAATTTTCTCTACCTTCCTATCAAGAAAGCCACAACACGGTTTTACAAAGGGAAGGTGTACAACGTAGAAACACCTGGCAACACTTATTGTGTACCTTTTGTAGTTCACAACTGCAATTACGAAACAACAGTAACCGATGAGTCGGCTTCCATCCAAGTTAACTACGGTAACTTCACTGCTTTGTTTAATGATGTTATTCTTATAAGGAATGAAAACAACACAATCAAAGGAGGATGGAGCGGGAGTGGGTGGCGGAAAGTGACTTAAAGCAAAAAGCAGAACTACGAGGTTTTGTAACCATAGCTAAAGTTTGGGTTTTGGAACATAAGACCAGATGCAACGAGACGGAAGATCCTGACGAGTGTAAGAGGATTATGAAAAGACTCCTGGAGTTATTTAAGAAACTTGAAAACCTACTTAGGTTGATATGAGTCCTTACGCACCTTGCTTCTCTATCTCCAGAATTCTACGCGCAACAGATTCAGCCGTCTCATCAGGCTTACCCTCAATCACCTGAACCTCTTCATAAGGTAACGAAAAACGCTTCAACACCTCAGCCACAGCATTAGTCACCTCAGCGTCTTCTCGTTTACTCCGCACGAAAAAGGTGTAAAGACTCACGTCATAAAAGCTCAACAATGACATTGTGTTTAGTGGCGATCCTACACAAAGCCTGTAAGCGCAGTTGTCCACTATACTTCTGTCAGCCACTATCACTTTGTCCCTGTAAACTAAGTAACTAGCAACAGTAACAAAGTCCAACGCTGTCTCAAAATAGTCATAAGCCTCAGCGTCGCGTTGGATCGTTTCCTTCCAAGCGTCTCTGATGTCCATTTGTTTCAGTAGGCAATCAGCGAACTCACCTACAAAGGCGAACCTGTATGAACGCAAGAGCCTCTTAAGCCGAGTAAAAATCGTCGTTTTACCGACGTCGTGGCTCCCTGATAAAGCGTAAACTCTAATCATGATTCACACCCTTTAAAAGAAGCTTTTTTAATTTCAAAAAGCACTCTCTTATTTGCCCCGCTTTAAACGAAGCGATATAGTCATACTTAGTCTCACCAGCATAAGGAAGGTCTCCCGCCCAGCCTGTCCAATTTCTCTTCCCGTTAATGATAATGTCATCTGAGTTTCTGTGCTCATATACACAGTAGGTCATATTGTCATTTAAGTTTCCAAAAGTTAGTCCCATTTCTCTACCGTTCTGGAAGCAGTTGACACAAATCTTGTAGTCCTTTAAATCCTTATCTTTTTTGATTAAATTGAGAATTTTGAATGACACGTTAAGTCCCTCATTAAGCAGTACCATAGTGACCTCCCCTTCACTTTATTTGCTGCGCCGCTCTGCTGCTTTTCCACTTCTCTAGGATCACCTTAAAGCCGTCACAAATCTCCCTGTAGGTACCTTGTCTTAAGTAACAGTCGCTCTCTCTTAAAGCAAGCTCTTTATACTGAGTAGCTATGTGCTCAACAACAGCGGGTGTTAGACTAACTACAATCTTATCTTTAAAGTAGCACCCCTCTACTTCAGGGCGTAACTCCACCTTCACGAATTCAATCTTCGCCATTTCATACCTCCTAGTATACCCACATCACAGGATGTGGTAAACTAATATCCATGTCAACATGAATGAAGTTCTTACTCACTCCAATTCTAATCGCTCCCCACCGTAATAAGACTCTGAGCAACCGATACCGATACTCCGAACCATATGCTCTAATATCTGCTGCCATGCCTCTCAAGTGTGCACTATTTGGTGCGCCCCCCACTTCCTTATTGTGACGAGCACACCTAAACCCTGAGTCAATCACAATAGGAGACCCTAAATCCGACCTTACTTGATCGAGCCACTTCACGAAATCTTCCTTCATCTCACACGCACCACAACACGGGCAAGCGAATTCTTTAGGACTAAAGTGATCGACCTCCTCCCACCAGCTCACTCCGTCTTCCTCCCTTACTTAAGTACTTCTCACCTTTCTCTTTACATCCTCGAATTTACAGCCACCCGTTACTCCTGTTTCAATATCTACAAACCATACAGGATACATATAGCTTTCGTCTCTCACTTTCAGAATCCTTACTATCCTTCCGTCCTTAAGTTCAACTACATCATCTACACGTAGTTTATTCATCTTCCTTCACCTCCTTTCTTTCCACTTTCCCTCACTACGATCGTAAAAATAACCACTTCTATGGAGGTACTCTCCTAAGTTACAAGACGATACCTTGCAAACCTTACTAAACTCCAGCATCGAACTAAATGACGCTAACACTTTCTTTATCCCTCCATAACGTTTAAACGCCTCTTCTGCCAGCCCATGGGGTGCGTTGTTGTACACCCTGGGCTTAGTTTTAATTCCTACTCTTTTTAAGCCTTCTAAAACGACGTTATATCTGAATCCCCAATAGGAACCCATTCCCATTGTTCCCTTCTCATTATACTGTCTACTCAGTTCGCGTTTCACTACCTCTACATCACACCCATAGTGCATAAACACATTCCAAAGAAACGAGTTCTTACGGCAGCCAGATATGGTAGCCGCAATCGCGCTTTTGAACCTTACAGCAAGATCAGGGCTAAGCTTATCGGCTACCTTAAATAACTCTTTACCATCTGCGTCTGAAATGACTAAAGTGAGCCGTTTCTCGCGTTGACTACTCATCGCAAGTTGGTTTTAAGTAATCTCCAAAGTCTCGGGGCATCAGCACTTGCCATGTGTCATCATAGCCCAACAACGTTTCGGGGCGTCTTATGTCCGCTAACCTAACGTTTGGAGCACGGGGATCCAGTCCATACAGCTCACACAATTTGCGTGCTGATATGAAATGAACTTCTCCATCGTTTGGGCTTACTACATAACCGCCAATCACTAAAAACTTCACCTGCTTAATCAAAGAGCTTCCTCCCCACTATCAACAGAACAATTAGAGCTAAAACGCAACTACAATCCGCCGAATAGCCAAGCAGACCTCTACCAGGTATCTGTGTGAGTCCTAAAAGGAAGCAATACCCAATTATGAACGCACCAGGTAGAAGTGCCCACCCCTTCCAACCTTGCCTGTACGCTAGTATCGTTAACACAATCTCTAAAATTAACATCACTTTAACCTCCCTTAATCTCGGGCAGTTGAAATACCTTATCTGAAATAAAAAGCCCGTGACCGAACACTATCCACATATAATCTTTTTTGTAAAACCGTGCTCTAACCAGCAACGAGCTATACTCAGCTTCGGCTTCCGCAACTCGGCGTAAATAATCACTCAACTTTGAGGACTGTTGTAAGTTCGTCAAACTCCCACCGACCAAATCTCCTGGCTGCTCTGGGTAAACAGCGGCTCTAATATCGTCAATTCTTTGTTGAAGCACTTTTATTTCATGCAACTGCCCTACTAGTTGGGGATAAGTCGTTATACCTTTGGGTACAAACGCTGCCAAAAGTATGACAGACAAAAGAGCACTTACAAGACCAGAAAACACAAGGTGGTCCTTTCCTCGTTTCCCAAAATATACAACTGAAATTAGACCGACTAAAAGTAGAAGTATCCAAATCATTTCAGCCTCCTCCCACAACCTCTTACTCTACCGTGCGGGGTTTTCTCTGTAAGTCTATCGGCAGCTTATAAGAACGAGGAGGAAACTCGTCATCCTCGTAGACCACCCTCCCTGATAGACTGTGCGTGTGCTGTCTTAGTTTTTGTAACCTTAACACTTCCTCTACCATAGAAGATAAATGACTTCTCAAAACCTCGACTTTCTCGTCAAGAGTCATCTCATCCCAATACTTTGGCCTAGCTTCACCAATACAACTTTCCATCTCTTACCTCCTTTCTACATTATTCCCATATAAGCAAACAAAGCTTCATCTTTCTTCCCATAACTTCCTCATAACAACTCCAGCATCTAAATTGCCCCACCTAATTAAGTCAACATACCCTGCAAGGTCTGCAAAACACTCCAGACACAAAGTTTTCGTGGGATTCCAACCACACTTCTTACAGACTCGGTTCCACAACTCATCACTAACTCTCCACACCACATTTTGCACTCTCCCACACCTCTTACATGTTTGAGGAGTAGCCAA